AATTTTGTTCAGAAAACATCACTTACTGATTCAAATGGTGATGGTGTTACAGTAACGATTAATCCAACTGGAGCTGCATCAGGTGGTTCTGATAAAGAATCAGTAGATTCTATAAAGTTTACAGCGCCAAATCAATTCACATCTCAAAATAGGTTTATCACTAAAAAAGATTATGAAACATCTATTTTAAAAGATGTGCCTAGTGTAGAATCGGTTTCTGTTTGGGGTGGTGAAGATAACGTGCCTATTGTTTATGGTAAAGTATTTATAGCACTTAAAGCAAAAGATAATTTTTTCATATCAGAGGCAGAAAAAACAAGAATTATAGACAAGATTTTAAAACCAAAAGCTATCATTGGGGCTCAAATTGAAATTGTTGACCCAAGTATTACACATATTCTCGTAAATACAAACGTCTTATTTGATAGAAGAAAAACCACACAAACAGAAACAGGTTTTAAAGAATCTATTAAGTTGTCAATATTAACATATAACTCAACTAACTTAAATAGATTTAATAGTAATTTTTCAGCTTCTAAATTATCTAAAGCAATAGACGATACAGATAGAAATGCAATATTAGGTTCGGAAACAAATGTTAGATTACAAAAAAGAATAAAACCAACGATTGGTTTAGGAACTTATACGATTGATTTTGGTGAAAAGTTAAAAAGAGGCACAGCAGAGGAAAAACTTACTACAACTGAATTTATTGGATTTGATAATACTGGTGTTGCAAGGTCTGTATCTTTTGAAGAAGTGCCACAGTCATCAACTGGTGTTTCTCGAATAACAATTGAAAATCCTGGAATAGGGTTTACAGAGGCACCTACTGTAACAATTACAGGTGATGGTATTGGTGCAAAAGCTATTGCAACTGTAAGTCAAGGCGGCCTTACTTCTATTGAAATTACAGATAGAGGTGTTGATTATACAACAGCAACAGTTACACTTTCTGGAGGAAATGGTATAGGTGCCGAAGCAACAGCTATTGTTGATGCTAGAAATGGTACAATAAGAACAATCTTTTTTGATACTGATGGTAATAGACAAATCATCAATGAAAATATAGGTGAAATAGATTATGAAATCGGTAGAATATCCATTAACAGTATAAACATTTCTAGTGTCGATACCGCTGATGGTCTTATAAGATTCACAGTCGGTTCTGAAGCTGGTGTTGTAGAATCAACCAGAGATAATATTGTTGCAATAGATCCTGAAGATCCTTTAGCAATAGTAACAACTCTTGAGGCAGTTGAAGATTAAATGGGAAAAACATACGACATTATTCCATCTTCATTAAAAACTTCACTACTTGTAAATAGACAAGTACCAGAGTTTGTTCGTGAAGAACATCCACTCTTCATTTCATTTTTGGAGGCTTATTATGAGTTTCTTGAAAATGAACAAGGTGTTCAAAATAATGATCTTACAAAGACATCAAAAGATTTAAGGTATCTTCATGACGTAGATTTTTCAATAGATGCTTTTGAAAATAGTTTCTTAAATCAATATGCCAATCTTGTACCAAAAGATGTAAAAGTAGATAAAGCATTTTTAATTAAAAATTTATTACCTTTATATCTAGCTAAAGGTAATCCAAAATCTTTTCAACTTTTATTTAGAATGTTTTTTGGAGAAGAAGTTGAAGTTGTTTTTCCTGCTGACCAATTGCTTAGAGCTTCAGATGGTAAATATGCCTCTGAAAGTATCCTTACGATTTCTGATGAGGTAACTTCATTTTACAAAGGCACAGGGCTTAAAAATCAATCAATATTATTAGCTCAAAAATCCACACCTGATCAATTTGATCTTAGAATAAATGGTATAAAAAAAGAAAATGAAACAGATTATATTGTTAGAGTAGAAGATCAAAAAGTATTTTTTAATGATGTAGTAACTGTTAAAAGAGATATATTGGGTAATGTTGTTGTTGGTACTAATTTACAGTTTATTGATATAAAGTCATCTTCACCCTCCTATAATTTACAAAGTTTTGTAGATTCTGGTGAAATTTCACCAGGAAATACAACGATAACATTTAAAGATGCTACATCAGGTGGAGATGTAACAAAAACAATTTTATTGGTATCAAATTCAACTAATTTACGAGTTACAAGTGCTTATGCAAATGCAAATACTTTTGGAGATAACACTTCATTTTTAACAACATCAAGTGTTTCTGCAACTCCGGCTAGTAATGCTGATATAAGAGTTACATATAAATCTTTTAATGATGGTTTACTTAAAAACAGACAATTTACAGGATCCACTTCAAATTCATCAATAATTGTTGAAAGAGTTTTTCCTAGAAAAATTGATATATTACCTAAGATAGAATTATTTTTTGACCCAAGAAAATCTGATGGCTCTTTTGAACAATCAGAAGAAGTAACATCAACTATACTTGTTCAGAATACAGTTATTAATATATCAACAAATACTTTTTCATCATTAGAGGAAATAAGAGTCGATAAAGGTGGTAGACTCTATAATATTGGTGACCCAGTTGGTATTATTGCAGGTGGTTTTTCAACAAAGGCCACAGCTCAAGTAGCCTCTTTAGGCACAGAGTTTTTAAGTAACCCTACAGTTAATACTGGAGGTGCTGGATTTGCAGTAGGTGGTTTATTTCAAGGCGGTAATACAGAAACAGGTTTTGTTTTATACACAGTTAAACCTGCAATTGATACCTCTGGTAATAATACACCAAACACTTTTATTTTAATGGGTGAAACTTATGATGCTACTGTAACAAATAATTCATCACAGACATATGCTGATTTGATTATAGCAAATGCAAATGGAACATATGCTGGTGCTTTTGGTAACACTCAAGTTACGACACCTACTGTGGATTCAAGAATAAAACACGTTGTTAATTCAACAGTTCAAGCTGTTTCAATAGGACCAGTTCAAAATGTATTACTTGTGACATCAAATACAACAACAACAGATTTACCATTAGATGGTGCAGGTGCTCTTGTAGAAGTTGCAGCTAGAACAACTGCTGATGTTGGTTCTCTTAAAAGTTTAGGTAAACTTCAGATGGCCAGCTCTAACGGTGTTGCTAATGTTGGTAATAATTATACAGTCGGTGATATTATAGAATTTGATAGTCCAGGTGCTGGTGATGGTGCATTAGCGAGAGTATCAGAAACAAATGCAAAAGGTCATATAATCAATACAGAGTTTGAATATCCACATTATGAAAATTTTGGAACAGGGATTAGGAATAATTATGCTTTCATAGCAACTGTTGTGGCTAATACAGGATTTAGAGGTGTAACTGCTATACCTAATGTTTATGTTTCTAGTGTTGTTACTGAAGCAATAAATTTATCTACATCACAATATCCTAATGTTAATGTAGGTTTAAGTGGTGTTTATTTGACACCTCAATCTAATCACAATGGACTTACACTTGCGGAGGGTGATAACCCTGTGAGAATAGGTGATATAATTTCTGTGTTAGGTCACGAAAGAAAAGTGATCAATGTATCATCAAATATTAGCGTAAATGCAATAGGTTATAATACAAATAGATATGGTGTTGTAACTCAAAATACAGGTAATTATCAATCATACTCTAGTAATTTAAGTCCTGTTCTTGATTCGCAAGTAGGTAATACGGGTAACGCAGGTGGTTACATAACAAGAACAATAAGCGTTGATTCATTAGCTCAGTACGCTAATTTAAATGTAAGACCAGTCTTTCATTATACATCAGGTCCAAATACAAAATCACAAATAATGCTTGATGATATAAATGTAGATAGTATGGTTTACACTTTCGGTGAATGGAGTAGTTCACAAAATACTGCTCTTGAGTCTTTTACTAGATTTGATGGTTCACTAAAATTTCCATACGAACATGATGGCGGATATCTTGGTGGTTACAATTCACCTTCAAATATGCTTGATACGGCAAATTTCTGGGAACAGAGAAGCCCTAGAATGGGATCAAACACAGCTGATTATGGTCAAGCTTTTTCTGGTAGAGTTGCTTTTAGTGGCGGTGATTTTTATCCAACATTTACAAAGCTGTTGGGTTCAGGCCCATTAGGTGAATTTTCCGGAGGTGAACGTGGTAAAGGGCGATGGGTGTTGATGGCTCACGGTCCAAATGAAACTCCTAGAGATTTTTCGACTGTTGGTGGCACAGTATATAGAAATGTTTTTGGACAATATGATGATTTAAATTTTGCATCAGGATTATCAGGTGTCCCATTTATAACAAGTAATACAAATACTTTTGGTGCAGAGGCTAATGGACAAATAAGATATGCTGGAGATGGATTTGGTGCCAATGATAATAAAAACTGGATCGAAAGAGCTACCAGTAATGCTATATCTATAAGTGAGCAAAAGTACATTTACGCAAATACATACAATGCAAACAATTCACATTTCTGGCTAAGAGGCCCAGTTATGTCATTAGGTGAAAGTCCAACATTTACATTTGCTTCTTGTTTATTTGGTGATGCTGTGGGCACTTTAAACGTACACTTTGATGTCGTAGAAAGTAACTCAAATCCAGAAACTTTACATAGTGGTGGATTCTTAACAGTTGATAAACCTTTTCCAAGTGAAATAGACTTCTTAAAATTTGGGAACACTTCTTACTTTGGAACTCGTGGTCTTGCAAACTCTTTAGATCCTATAAGCATAAGTGCTCAGTCATCAAACGTATTTGGTGCACCAATGAGTATTGATACCAATTTTCCAAAAGGCGGTGCAGCTTACGATACGGCTCACTTACCAAATGTTTCAATCTTTAGAACTAATTTGGCAAATGAAATCGCCTCTTCAGCAAACGCTGTAATTAATGTCGCTTGTCTTTTAGGTGATGGTGAAGAAATAGTTGCTCAAACAGATGATACAACAAAGGGTACAATAAACACAATTAGAATAGTAGAGGCAGGTGATGGATATGTAGCCATACCGGATATTGACTTAACAGGCTCTGGTGATGGAACTGCTACAGCAAACGCCGTATTAACAGATTCAGTTTCAACAACAGAAGGTAGGTTTACATCTTCAGATGGTCTATTATCATCCAGAGAAAGAAGAATACAAGGTAAAAATTTCTATCAAGATTTTGTTTATGTAACAAAGGTACCATTAGAATTTTCAAAATACAAAACTGTATTGAAAGGTTTATTACACCCAGCTGGGTACAAAAATTACGCTGAATTTGAAGCAAGAGAAATATCTAACGTAAATGTATCAGCAAGTGGAACTGTATCAAATTCAATACCTGGTACTATAAACGTATCAAACAGTATAAGTGTGGTTGGTACAAATACTGCATTTAATATTGCTGTTTCAAAAGGTACAATCTCTGTAGGTTCTTCTAAATTAGCTGTAAATGGTGAAAATCGTGTAATTAGTAGCGTTATATCTAATACAAGTTTAACTGTTGAAAGTGCATTTACTCAAGTGTCAAATGGTCAATCCGCTATAATTTTGGTATAAATAAACAATGGCAACGAATTTATCTACAAAAACATTAGAGTTAAGAAACGCAGAAGCTTTCGCAAACTCTTTCTCATCTGAAATTTCATATATTTTTATAGGAGATAGCACGCCATATCTTAATGATGCAAATTCTCCACCACAAATAGTACAGACACCAGAAGTTTTATCTGATGTTTTAAATTCAATGGTTGCTTTGAAAAAAGTAACTGCTGGTGAAGTAAAGTTATCTGTGCCTAGAGTTGATTGGACTTCAGATACAAAATATATGCAATTTGATAATTTAGCCGTAACAGAACAATTAATAGAGGGTGATGCTTCTATAAACACAAAACCATTTTATGTTATGGCACCCAGCACAAGAAATGTGTATAAATGTTTGTCAAATGGTAGTGGTTCAATTTCAACAGTAGAACCCACCGGAGATTATTCAACATCTAATGGTGTTGTTGATAATACTGGTTCTGATGGTTATGTTTGGAAGTATATGTATAACATAAGAGATAGCGACCAGTTTGTCAATTCAACTTTTATACCTGTGCCAACAAGAAATTATACCGATTTTACACCATCTTCTGATACTGTTTATGGTAGTTATAGTATCAGAAACGATACTGTTGTTGAAGGAGAATTAACAACTATCGTTGTTACACATCCAGGTTCAGGATATAGAGATTTTACTAACGTAAGAACATTTGCATTTGAAACCACAAATACTAACACATCAGATGGTAAGAATAGAACCATACAGGTAACTGGTGCATTTTTAAGTGAAGTTGGCTTAACAATTGATCAAGTTGCTTCAGCTAATATGACTGTATCTGGTGGGGCTAGTTTATTTTCTGACGATACTTTTATTGAATCCGTTGATACAGTAAGAAATAAAATAACACTTACAAAACCAGTTTTAGCTAATAGTGATGGTAGTGTTTCTAATACCATTTCACTAACCACAAGAATTTTTGTTGATGGTGTTACAACAGCATCAGAACCAGCAGAAGCTTCAGCTATTTTAGGTTCAAGTGGTGCAATACAAAGGGCTAATGTTACACAATTTGGAAGTAATTATGCAGATAAAATAAATGTAAAAGTATTCGGCACTGCTACTTCTAATATTGCAAATTTAAGAGCTGTTATACCACCATTTTTTGGTCATGGGTTTGATATAGGTAAAGATTTATTTGCGAATAGTGTTGTGGCTGTTTCAAAATTTGGTGAAATAGACTCTACTGAAGGTGGATTAGTTCCTTCAGATTTTAGTTTTAGGCAAATAGGTCTTATTAGAAACCCTTATAAATATGGTGTAAATACGATTAGTTCAAGTAGTAATACAGCTGATGGTGCTAATACGGTTGTAAGACAAACGACAAAAGTTTTTGTTTCATCTGGTGTATCTTATGATGACCAAGAATTTGTTTTTCAAGGAGATTCATCTACCGACTATACAGCTGGTGGATTTGTACATAGAATAGAAAGTGCTACATTATTAGAAGTTACTCAAATTCAAGGTGAACTAGAAGTAGGAAAAGTATTAGTTGGTAGTAATTCAGGTGCATCAAGGGTAATTACACAAATTATAGACCCAGAATTTGAACCCAAATCAGCTGATTTACTTTTTGTTGATAACAGGAACCCAATTACAAGAACAGATGGCCAAGCAGAGAGTGTTAGACTAACTATAAGATTCTAAAGGTAAAAGATGGCATTAGACGAATTTAAAACAACTCCATACTATGATGATTTTGACGAAGATAAAAATTTTCATAGAATACTTTTTCAACCAGGTAGGGCGGTTCAAGCTCGTGAGTTAACACAATCACAAACAATACTACAAGACCAAGTTACTAAATTCGGTAATCATTTATTTAAAGATGGTTCTAAAGTAACTGGAGCGGATGTTTTTGGTGTTGGTGAAGGTAAGATAGATAAATTAACTATAAATTTACAACCCTCTGTTAATCACATAAACTTATCACCAATTAACCCAATTACGGGTGTATCGGTAAATGTAGCAAGTTTTATAAATGGTTATGTAACAGTTCCAATCACAGGTATAAAAGATTCTGCAAACACTAAAAATATATTTTTTGTGCATCACGCTGATGCAGCTGATGCTGTTACAAATGACCCACCTACGTTATATGTTTCACATATCAAATCAATAGGTTTATACCTTGCTAACGGTGCATTAAATTCAGTTAATGCTAATGGTAGTAGTGGTGTAACTTTAGGTAATGTTAGTGTTGGTGCAAATGCAACTTTAAATGTATACTCTTCAATTGTAGTAAATACAGAAAATCTAATAACACAAGTAACTGCAAATTCAAATCCTTATGGTGATGCTAAACTATTAGGTGTAACAGAAGGTGTTTTCTATACAAGTGGTGTTTTTGTAAAGAATCAACAACAGATAGTTGCAGCTGACAAATATGGTAAAACTGCAAATGTTTCAGTAGGATTTGACGTAACAGAAAGTATAGTAAAATCTTCTGATGATAGTAGTTTACTTGACCCTGCTTTAGATTCTTCAAACTATTTAGCTACTGGTGCTGATAGATATAAAATTAATTTAACTTTATCAAGAAAACAATTAGACGATACAACAAAGTCAATACCAGAATTATCTACATCAAAGTATATAGAAATTGCAAGATACAAAAATGGTCAATTAGTCAAAGATGCTACTAAAACAAAATATTCTGATTTAGGTAGAACACTTGCAAGAAGAACTTTTGACGAATCTGGTGATTACATAATAAGAGGCCTTGAACCTAGAGTTGCTAATTTAGGAAATTCATCAAATGGTATTCTTACGGTAGACAAAGGTAAAGCTTATGTAAAAGGTTATGAAATATTAAAAATAGCTGATACAAATATAAATTTACCAAAAGCAAGAGATACAGAAACAGCTAACACTTATAGTTTAGAACAATCATATGGTAACTTTATCTTTATTAACGGTGCAAATAACACCTTATTTACAGATAATGTATCATTTCCTAAAATTTCACTACACTCATCAAATTTGGCAAATGGCGGACCACAGTCAACAGTACAATCATTTGCACAAAATACAAAAATAGGTGAGGCTCATGTAAAGAATATAGAGTTCTTTAAAAATGATAGTTCGGGTAGAGAAAATAATGTATATAAGTTATCACTTTTTAATGTTAGAAATACAAGTAATTTACCACTAAGTTTAACAAGAACCGTGGTTGGTATAGGTGTAAATAATTCTGCTAATGCTAATGCAAACTTAGATTCTACATCTATTCAAACACATAGAACACCGGCTCAATTAGCAAACGGCACAAATAACATGGTCGTTGTTGATGCGACTGATATTCGTATTGGTGATATGGTAGAAGGTCATAATGTATCTAACAACGGGCCAGTAGCTGCAGGAAATACTGGTTCAGCATCTTTAGCTCAACAAGGTCTTGGTAGAAGAATAGCATATGTTACAGCTGTTAGAGGTACAAATGTTGAAATAAGTTGTACGGTATTTTCTGGAACAACCACCGACCTAGGTGATGGTTTCTTTACTAATTCTGGTTCAAATAACTATACTTTTAGTAGATCTGTTTTTTCAGATGCAAATGAAGATACTTCACTTTTCCCAATGTCATATAATTATGTGGCAAATACTGGAACTGAAAGTTTTAGTTATCAAATAAGAAAACTTTTTCCTTCAGTTAGTTTTACTGGAGGTGTAGGTACAATACAATCTGGTGATGGTGATAAAACTTTTGTAGCTGCATCATCAACAACTGCTAAACAAAAAAATTATCAAGTAACTGTTACCGGTTCTGGAACATCTACAAATCCAGTAGGACTTCAAGTCCCAGTCATAGACTCTGTTACAGTAACAGGCGGTGCTACACCGGCTGCTGAAATAAATCTTGGTGATGGCTCATTTGGTGGTACTGCAAATGTTATAGCAACTTTACAGGTTCAAAATGGTCAAGGTGATAGAAGAGTATTAACATCAAGAAAAAAATATAAAAATTATGCAAATGGTACACACACTCAAGTAGATGGTGGTAAAACTAAAAGAGTGTCATTAGGTCAAGGTCATGTTATAAACGTAGAGGCAATTTACATTGCAACTCCAGGAAATAATGCTACTGATGCCAACGTAAATGTAAGAAATGCTTTTACTTTTGATACGGGCCAAAGAGATAGTTTCTTTGATTATGGCACTATTAGATTGAAGGCTAACAACTCATTAGCAAATGGTTATCCAGATACATCAACAATAAATGTTGGTGTAATGAATGTGATATTCCATCACGTTGAGGCAAACGGCCTTGGTTATATTGATTCAGCTTCATACAACCAAGTTTTAAAGTATGAATCAATACCACAATTTACTAAAAAAGATGGTACTATCATATCTTTAAGAGATAGTATAGATTTCCGACCATATAGAACTGCTGATAACACACCTAACGCATACTCAAATAATAATATGGTATTTTCTAAACTAGAAATGCCAGATTCAGAAGATCCAACAGCTGTTATGAAATTATCATATTTCATACCTAGAAATGATAAATTAGTTTTAGGTTTTGATGGTAACTTTAGAGTTATTCAAGGTGAACCTGCTTTAAATGACCCACCAACCCCAGCAGATGATCCTGATTCAATGACTGTGGCTAAATTGGCCTTAGAGGCATACACAGCACAGGCAAGTAATGTAAAATTAGAGATTGTTAAAAACAAAAGATATACAATGAAAGATATAAGCGGTCTTGATGATCGTTTAACAAGAGTTGAATATTATACGTCTTTAAATTTACTAGAGAGCGAATTAGCCTCAACAACTTTCTTTTCCAACAACAATACTGAACTTCTTAGTAATGGATTTGTTGTAGATCCGTTTAGAGGTCATAGCATAGGTGATGTTGCTAACCCTGATTATAAAATTGCTGTTGATCCAGCCAACGGTCTTATGAGACCTAGATTTAAGGCTAATGCAGCTTCAGCATCAGAATCGACACTAAACGCCTCTTTAAGAAATACTGGCAATAGATTAACATTAAATTATGGTACAGATGTTTATACTGCACAGGCAGTTGCGACTGGTACAATAAATGTTAACCCATTTAATGTAGTTGGTTTTGTAGGTCATGTTAAACTTGCAACTGAAGTAGCTACTTACGCTGATTTTGGTGCGAGACCATTTGTTGGAGTTAACACAGAAGGTAACTCAGATAATTATGAATATGGAGAAAACTATACAGGTTCAACATGGAGTGAATGGAATTTAGTTAGTTATGATAGAAGTGATGCAAAAGTGTTTACATACTATGATACAACAAACCAAAAAGTAAAAACAACTACATCAGCTGAAGAAGCAGGATATTATAGTCAAAAAACTGAAACTGATAAAGTTTTTTATTATGCAGCTTCTCAAAATATTGACTTTGAAATTTATGGTTATAAACCTAACACGATTGTTCATGCCTTCATAGATAATAGAAATGTATCAGATAGGCTAAATAGATTTAACTCTGATACATCTGCTTATGAAAATTCTGTAACAATCATATCTGATGAAAATGGTTTTGCAAAAGGTAGAATAATATTACCGAATAATCCAGAAACAAACGAACAGTTTTTTGCTGGCGAACATCAGATTATATTCTGTGATGCTATTATTAATCCTACATTTCATACAACATTAGCTTCAACTAGATATTTTTCTGGAACTCCTAGAGTTGAAACAGTTGAAGCAGAAGATTCTGTTGTACAACAAATACCAGCTCAACCAGCAAGTTATGATTGTGATTTCTATTGGGATCAAGTAAATCAAAATCCTGATTGTATTACACTTGCTCAAAAAAATGCAGATTTAATCAATAGAGAGGGTCTTGATTCTACTGTTGTAAACAATTGGGGACCAATAATATACTCACTTTATGGAAGTATTCTTAGTAGAAAAGCCGATAAATCTGGTTATGGTTATTATTTAAAACAAATCAATAATAATGATATAGGTGATGTCAGAGATAGGTCTAGTGATGACCAAGCAAGAGGTATTATAGAACAAATCTTTAGATCATCACCGGAATTTGCAAACATACAACAAGGTGTTTATGTAGATCCTTTGGCACAAACTTTCTTTGTAAATGAATTTACAAATCCAAAAGGTATATTTGTACCAAACATATCTGTATTTTTTGCTACTAAAGATTCATCATTACCAGTTACTTTAGAGATTAGAAAAACTGTAAACGGATATCCAAGTGCTGATGATATTATACTTGGTGCAAGAATTACAAAGAATCCAGCTGATGTATTTTTACCAGAATCACCTAATACACCAAAGGCAACACAATTTGTTTTTGATAAGCCAGTATTCCTAGAACCAGCTGAATATTCTATTGTATTACTTACAAATTCTTCAAATTATACGGTGTTTATTGCAACAGTTGGTGAAACAAGAATTGATAATGGTCAAGTTGTAGCTTCACAACCATATACAGGTTCATTATTCAAATCACAAAATGCTAGAACATGGGAACCAGACCAATTATCTGACTTAGCATTTGAAATTAGAAAATGTGCTTTCAATACTTCAGGTAGTTTCTTTACAGATGTAGATGCAGTAAAAGGTACTCTACCTACACAATATGTTGACTACATGAAAGTGAGTGTGCCTTATGAAACATATTCAGACCAAACAGCTCTATCATTTAAATTAGCTACAACAGCAAATGGTGATTCAGGACTTGCCAGTCCTGGTATAAATGTTTATCCTGAATCAGATATTTATTTTGAAACAAGACAACAATTTGATGCTACTGGACAGGCTAATCTAAGAGTTACAATGTCTACAACAAATGCAGATGTATCTCCAACATTTGATTTAGATAAATGTAGATTCATTTTTGCAGAAAATTTATTAAATAGTACAGCAAATACTGATGTTACAGATAATCCAGAAACACAAAGTGAAGGTGGTGGAGCATTATCTAAATATATTACAAAGAAAGTTAAGTTAGCTGATGATTTTGATGCAAATGGTTTGAGAGTAATTATTTCTAAGAATTTACCAGAAGGTGCAACAGTTGAAGTTTATTATAAAGTTCAATCAGCTGTTGATTCAACTGAATTTGAAGAATTACCATATACGTTAATGAATCAATATACACCATCAGTAACATCTCAAAACTATAATGACTATTATGATTGTGAATATAGAGCAGAAGATATAACGTATGCAAATGCTAACGCTACATATGATAACTTTAGATTTTTTGCAATTAAAGTTGTTTTATATGCAACGAATACTGCAAAGGCTCCAACAATTAAAAACTTTAGGGCTATAGCATTATCATGAGTGTGATAAAAGTAAAAGATCATAAAAATCTCGTTAGAGATTCGAGAACAAAAGCTGTTTTAAATACAGACTTGGTAAAAATGATGCAAGCAAAAAAAAGAAAACAACAAAGTGTAACTTTAGAAACTTTAACGCAAGAAGTCAATGTAATTAAAGATGAATTTAAAGAGATTAAAACACTTTTAAGACAAATCGTAGCTAAGAGATAACTATGGCAATTATAAGAAATATAACCACAGGAAATACGTTTCAACAACACGTTACAACAACGTCTGAAACAGTACAAAAATTAAATCATCTAACAGATGGTGCAATAAACGATAAGTTTTATGCAAATACTGATATAGTCGTTGATGGTAACTTAGATGTAACGGGTAATATAAGTTTAGATGCGGCTGGATTTGATAATCTAACCATGAATGGTAATTTAATACTTACCACATCAGATTCTTCTCTTTATACCTCTCAAGCAAACACCTCAGGCACAGCTTCAGCTAGATATGAAGTTTATGCAAATTCTGGAAATTTTCTTTTCAAAACTCAAGGCACCACACCAAGGGTAAAACCACCATTATTTTTAAAAGCGGGTTCTACCTATGCTTTTGATTTACAGAATTTAAGTTCAAGTCACCCTTTTGCGATTCGTAGTACAAACGATAGTTCAGGTGCAAATATTAATTTTGGTCTAACTTTTGTTCAGAAGGCAAACAATGGTAATCGTTTAGAGGTTTTTCAAGGTGCAGCCGCACAAGGTAGAACAGGTGGTATTTTGTATTTTAAAGTTCCAGAAACCGATAATTTAACAGGTGCTGTTTATTACTATAATTGTACAGTACACGCTGGTATGGGTAACTCAATCACAGTAGAAAATACAGTTCAGGCTGCTTTTAATGCGGCTAATAATGCTGTATCAGATGCACTAGCCCTATCAATTGCTATGTCCTGATGTATAAATAAAGAAAAAAGAGAGAAAGATATATGGCAACGAATAGATTTAGAAGTAATTTCGCAAACGCAACGACAGGCTATGCTGCCTCTGTTTTTACAAACTCAGATAGCGGAACTGATAAAATAGTTGTCGGTATGACTATTTCAAATATTACAAACATAGCACAAACAGCTAGTGTATACGTTCATTCTAATACTGTAAATGTTCAATATTCATTAGTTACTGATGCTACTATACCTGCTGGAGGTTCTATTGTGCCGATTGGTGGAGACCAAAAACTTGTCATAGAGCCAGGTGAAAGCATCAATGTAAATACTTCTGGTGCCCTTTCTTGCCATGTTGTTGTGTCAACACTAGAAATTTCAGGTCTATAAGGTAAAATATGGGAACATATATTGGTCGATCTCCAGAAACAGAATTATCGGAAAGAACATCTCAGCTTTTTAATGGTAATAATACTGCAACGAGTTTTGCATTATCAAATGCTGTTTCGGATCCAAAAGAACTTGATGTATATGTAAACAACGTACACCAAGACCCTTTTAATTCCTATACTGTAACATTTGCAAATAGTTCAATAAACTTTTCAGAAGCACCTACAGCTGGTGCAAATAATGTTTTAGTTGTAGGTAGAAGTAGACAAAGAGTAGGCATTTTTACAGTAGATGATGGGTCAATCACACAAAATAAATTAGCTACGGGTGTTGCAATCGGTGATTCTTTGTTAACTACAACAGGAGTAGATGCTGGAACATATGGTGCAGAAAATGCTATACCAGTCATTACAGTAAACGATAAAGGCCGTGTAAGTAATGTTGTTAATGTATCTGTGAATATACCCGTTGCCTTTGAAGCTGCAAACGCCTTACCAACAATTTTATTACTTTCAGGAATGTAATCATGCCACAAGTTTTCAAAAGATTAGGAGCAATTAACTCAGTTGCAAACACACAATCAAACGTATATGTAGTACCAGCGGGTAATTCTGCCGTTGTTTCAACAATTACAATTTGTAATCAAACAGGTGCAAACGGTTCTTATAGTTTAGCAATTCAAGATAAATCAGAGTTTGCAGCTCAAGCTGCTAATGCCACAATGATTGTAAGAGGTGCATCTGTACCTGCAGCTGATACAGTTGTATTAACAATGGGACTTACAATGAACGCAGGATCCGTATTATCTGCCAATGGCAGTTTCGTTGACATATCTTTCTCTGCCTTTGGTTCAGAGGTATTTTAATGGGGTTTTATAATGTCTATAAAACTTGCATCTAGGAGCTTCGCAACTAAATTATCAGAAATTGGTATACGAAAAAATGAGATAACTAAATCAAACACAGGTTCGGCTACTTGTTTCAGCGTAAGGCCTCCAGGTTTTGCGTTTCCAGTAGGATTAAATACACGAAGAGTTTTTAGTAATGTAGCCACTAACACAACAGGTGGCACACAAACCACAGTTGGTTCAGACGGTAGTCCTACTCAAAATACAATTCACACATTCACAACTTCAGATGCGTTTACTCCAGGTTTTACTGGCACCTTAGAATATTTTTTAGTAGCTGGCGGTGGTGGAGGAGGATATCAAATTGCCGGTGGAGGTGGTGCTGGTGGTATTCTATATAGAAATAATTATCCCGTTTCAGCTGGAGCTAATTGTTATATAACAATAGGTGCTGGCGGTGCTGCAAGCGCACCAGGTCCGGACGATAATCACCGTGGTGGAAATACTACAATAGAAGTAAACGGTTCTGCGAGTGTGCTTGTACACGGAGGTGGAAAAGGCGGTGATGGTAGTGGAGATGCGGATCCAGGAGCTCCAGGAGGTTGTGGAGGTGGTTCAGCTAGAAGAAGATCAGCACCTACAGCAGGTGCTGGCGGTACATCAGTTAACCCAATGTCCGCTCCAAGTTATAGTTTATTTTATGGTAATGCAGGTGGTCGAGGTTCTGATTCAGGAAATCCAGATGGTAATGGCCAAGGCGGTGGCGGAGGCGGTGTAGGTGCAGTTGGCGGAAATGCTGGCCCAGCAGCTGGTGGTGCAGGCGGAGCTGGTTTGACTCTTGCATATGATGAAGTATCTACTACTTACGGTGGTGGAGGTGGTGGCGGAGTTTGGGAGGGAACTGGAACAGCAGGAGTTGGCGGAAGTGGTATAGGTGGTAACGGAGGTCCAGGAGCTGGACCAGCACCTGGTGGTAATGGGACAGTTAACAGAGGAAGTGGCGGCGGCGGCGGAGGTTATGGTAATAGCACCGCTGGTGCTGGTGCAAGTGGTTACGCAGTAATAAGATATTTTTCAATCAGTCAATCAGCATTTGACATTTTTATAAATTAAATAATATGAGTAATATAAAAGTATCATCAAAAAATATAAGACCTCCTGGTTTTGAGTTTCCAGCAGGACTGAATAGTAAATTAGTTGTTAGCGATACTAGAGTAAATGTTGGTTTGCAATTAGCAACAGCTGCTCCATCAGGTCTCACTAGCCCAACTTCACCAGAAGGTCAACAAACTTTTTTTGGTGATAATATTCCAGGTCCAGGTCAAAAAGTTCGACATACATTTAGACAGTCAGGTTCGTTTACTTGTGGTTTTACGGGTAACGTAGATGTGATTGTTGTAGGAGCTGGCGGTGCTGGAGGAGGTGGTTATGGAGGAGGTGGCGGCGGAGGCGGTGTTGTATTTGCTAAGTCAGTCACAGTTCACTCTGGACAAACATATCCAGTTATTGTTGGTGCTGGGGGAACTAACCCTGCTCATAATCCTCCTCAGAGAGGTGGTAACGGAGATAAATCTGAAATAAAGTTTTACAATGGCGCTCACCCAATGTGTAACAATACTGGATTTTTAATAGGTTATGGTGGTGGAGGCGGTGGTGCTGTTGATAGAGCTGGAGGGAATGGTATGCCTGGCACAAGTTCTGGAGAAGGTAATGCTCTAGGTTCACCTACTCAGGAGATGGGGTCAGGTGGCGGTGGAGCAGGCACAGGAAATAATTACAATGATGAAAATTTAGGTGCTGTTGCAACTCAAGACCCTAATTCTTTGTTATATGCTCCTGTTGATGGAGGTCAATTAGCACAACCATCTGCACCTAGTCCTCAACCACTTATTACAGCCGGTGCGATTGCAAATAATCCAGCAACATCTCCGCAAGCAGGACCACCCACAAACCCTGCTGGTAATAAATTAAGTTATGCTCCTTTTTATCCATATCCGGGTATGAGTCCTTCTATGCCAGCTAGTCAATATGTTAGTGGTGGCGCTTATCCAGGTGGTCAAGCTAATAATCATTTTGGAATGCCAGGTGGTCAAGGAACTTATACAGCGATTCTTCGTGATACTAATATGTCCTCATCATACGGCGGTGGTGCAGGACCGGTTTTAATTGGAGGCGGTGGAGGTGGAGCTGCAGGTCAAGGTTTCGGTATGGGGTACAATCCTACATCTCCAGGTACAGGAACACCCGTATACGGAAATGGCGGTGATGCTGTGACTGTTACTGCTAAAGGTGTTGTGCCAATAGGATCTATAGGTGCAGGTGGAGCTGGTGGTACAAATGGCCCACCTAGAGGTGGCGGCAGCGGTGGTGGAGGTGGTGCAAGTAACGGAAGAGTTCCTTTCAGCGTACCTTCCCCATTAGCACCTAGTTTTCCTGGTTACGATAAATATATTACTGCTGAATCTGGAACTGTTAACGGAGGGGGCGGTGGCGGAGGCGGCGGTGCTCCAGGAAATTATAATCCATATTTTCCAGGAGAAATACCTAGTGGACCTACTAATCCAGGTTCTGGTGGTAGTGGTGTTGTACACATTGTCTATGACGCCATAACAGGAGATTTATCAAATGGCGCAGTATACTTTATAAATTAATTATAAATAGAAGATAATGATTTTTTAAAAGGAGATAGTAAATGTCACATTATGCAGAGGTAGATCCTTCTACAAATACAGTTGTTCGTGTGATAGTAGCAGAACAAGATTTCATTGATAGTGGAGCTGTTGGGGATAAAAGTAGATGGATTCAAACATCTTATAATACTAGACAGGGTGTTCATTGGGGAACAGCAGCAAACGGTAAGTATTTACCAGATGGTGGTACAGCGTTAAGAGGTAATTATGCTGGTGTAGGTTATAATTATGTTAAAAATGATAGTATGGATGCTTTCGTGGCTCCTATATCTAACACTCAATGGACAAGTTGGACAATTAACACATCAACATTTATGTGGACATCGCCTTTAGGTGATGCACCGACTGATGCAAATTCAGCACTTGGTGAATATTATGATTGGGATGAAAACGCTTATAAAGCAAACAATCAAACTGGTTGGATTAAAGTTTCACCATAAGGAAAAATAAATGGCACTAACACTTGTATCAGGGAAAATGCTGGCCAATTCTTCAGTTACGGCCGAAAAATTAGCAGCAGGGGCAATTGTAGCACCAGCAGGAGCTTTAGCTTCTAATTCTGTTTTTGCAAACACAATTGCTGAAAGAGCGATACAGGCAAACAATATTGGTTTATATGCAATCGAAGCTAATAATATTGCAAACGGTGTCATAAGCGGTGGTTCAGTTTCAGCTAATACAATCACAGCGCTCGAAATAAAACCATCAACACTCACAGCAAATTTATTTTCAGCAAGTTCAATCGAAACAGCTGCGATTGCAGACTTAAATATAACTGCACCTAAAATGGCAAATACACTTGCCTTAATGAATGTAACACAGATGAATACATCTGTTCAAAATGTTGTTGTATTTAACTCAACACATATTGCATTAGGTAAAGTTTCTGGTACCGCAACGGTTAACACTAAACAAGGTACATATTTTTCAGCAAACACTACTGGTGCTTGTACATGGACTTTTGCAGGAGGTCCTGATTCATCAAAAGCCACAGCATTCACACTAGAAATTACGAGTGGTGGTGGTATGCAAAATTCTTACACACAAACTTGGCCTGGTTCGGTTAAGTGGGCAGGTGGGTCAGCACCAACATTAACACAAGGTGAAACAAAAGTTGATGTTCTTTTTTTCATTACTGATGATGGTGGAACAACCTGGAGGGGTGCCGTTTCAATATTAGATAGTAGATAATGGATTTAATTACACTTTCAGCTCTAGGCGCAGCTGCAAATACAGCTTCTGATAGTGGTGGTGGTGGCGGTGGTGCTGTAGCTGAAAGAACTGATGACCAATACGCAAATACAATTCTACTTGTTCATGGGGATGGGAATCCAGGCGCAAATAATTTAAATAACCCAGCACCAGAAGCTCAGTATTTAGCCATATCAGATGATGGCCCAAATGATCAACAACTACAAATAGAAGGCACGAATGTTCATGGTACTAATTTTAGTCCATGGTATTATAGTGATGGATTTTGGAGTGTAGAATTTTTTGGCGGCACACCTGATTATATTACGGTGCCTAATAGTGTTATAGATGTAAGTGGTAATCCTATAACTGTTGAGTGTTTTTTATACATAGCTGGACCTGACGCTTTTCAACCGGTTTGGGGTTTATCTAATGGTGGTGGGGGATCTTCAAAAATTAATTTACATGATAGTGGTGATGGCGCACTTACTATTGAACAAACAGTTGGTGGTGGTAACTTTAGTACCGCTACAAGTGTAAGAGCTGCAATACAAAATAAATGGGCTCATGTCGCATTTGTACGAGAGGGCACCGGAACAAATGAATCTAAACTCTATGTCAACGGTGATTTATCGGCTACCGGCACAGTTTCAGGTAATTTAACGGGTTGGACAGGAGCCTTTCGCATTGGTCGAAATCCTGAAGATTATTCAACCGCATTAGATGGCTATATAAGTAATTTTAAAATTACACACGCAGCTGTTTACACCTCGGCTTTTACAGCACCCACAAGTCCACTTACGACAACTTCACAAAGCACATCTGCGAGTGATGTAAAACTTTTAACTTTACAATCAAATAGATTTAAAGACAATAGTTTAAGTAAATTCGACTTAGAGCCAACTGGAACACCAAGAGTATCCGTTTTTACACCTTTTCCAAATCTTGTTTCAGATACAAGTAACACACAAATATATTCAAGTGCAAATACTGGATCAATTTATCTTGATGGTACCGGTTATGTGGCAGCAAACGATACAACACAGAAGTATACTTTTGGTACAGAAGATTTTACATATGAACTTTGGTGTTATGATATGTCAACTGACACCGGCCAAAGAGGAATTATGACTCGCCAAACTGGTGGCAATAGAACAGAAATATATTTTTATAAACAACCTACTTCAGAAATTCTTGGTTTATATTATAGTAGTCTCCTTGTTTCTTCAACAAGAAAAATTAGAAAAAATGAATGGACTCATATAGCACTTTGTAGAGAAAATGGCACATCAAGAATATTCATGAACGGCGAATTACAAGGCTCAGCCGCAGATACAAATAACTTAAATACACCCACTAGACTTATAATTGGTGCTGGAGATGGTGCGATTTCACAACCTTGGATAGGATATCTGTCTGATATCCGTGTAGAAAAAGGTCGAGCAAAATACACATCAAATACTTCTTTTCATCCTAATTTACAACCACCATCTTATGCAAATACCTCAAATTCAGGTACAATTGCAACAAATCAATTTAGCACTTTTTTTGATGGATCAGACCATTTAGCAAATACAAATCCGATACCCGTAAATGATTTTGCTTTTAGAAATTCAAACGATTTTACAATTGAAATGTGGTTTAATGCAACAGGTTTGCCTGGCTCTGATATGCTTTTATATGATGCGAGAGTTGCTAATGGAGCATATCCAGCAATTATTTTAAATAGTGCAAAGAAAATTTTATGGTATGTAAATACAGCAGCTGCAATAACATCAAGAGCTTTATCAACTGGTAAATGGTATCATTTAGCTATTGTTAGGTCTGGTAATAGTACCACAATGTATCTTGATGGTCTAAGAGAGGGTGACGTTTACACAGACTCAGTTAATTATTCACATGGTGATATTAACATAAGTTTGAATCAACCATCAGGCGGTCAACAATTTCAAGGTCAGATTCATGGCTTAAACATCTTAAATGGTGTTCCGAAATATACAGCAAATACACAAATTCAAAATACCCCATTTACAACAGTAGGTACAGCGCCAGTAAATAATCATTCTGTTGAGTTTGATGGTAATAGTGATAATTTAACAACAGCAGCAAGTTCTGATTTTGCTTTTGGCACAGGAGACTTTACTGTTGAGTGTTGGGCATTTCCTAAAAGTATACCATCAGTTGCTGTTATTTTAGATTTAAGATATAATAATAATTCAAGCACAGATAATATATCTGCAATAACTTTATTTAGTGGAGTGTTAGGATGTTATATTGGTGCTAATAAAACAGCAGGAAGTGATATACCAGTTAAGATAAATTCTTGGCAACATTTGTGTATTCAGAGAATAAGTGGTACTCTATATTTTGCTGTTAATGGTAAAATGAGTTCAACAACTGTTGCTTCAACAGACAATCTTAACAATGCTAGTGCAAGAGCTACAATTGGTGGTAATGTAGATCAAACAACTGTATCAATGTACACAGGGCAAGTATCAAACTTGCGTATTATTAAAGGAACAGGAGTTTATGGTACAGGTGATTTTCTTGTACCCACAGAGCCTGTATCTAACACATCTCAAGGTGCTACAGCATCGGAAGTAAGCCTCATAGCTTGTCAAGCAAATACTTTCATTGATAATAGCGACAAGAATCATAGTATGACTAATAAAAATTCCGCAATAAGCACATTCAACCCATATGATAATGGGTATTGGAGTGTGCATTTTGATGGCACAGATGATTACTTAGACATACCTTCGGTAACTTCAGCTCTATCAGGACAATGGAGTTTAGAACTTTGGTTTAAGAAACAAGATTCTTCAACTGATATAATTGTATCAACCGACACAACAGATCAGTTTCAGTTGAATATACAAGATTCTGGTGATTTTCATTTTAGTTATAATGGTACATCACCAGTATTTGATGTAGCATCAGGGACAAGTTTAAATGAGTGGTTTCACATTTGTATCACAAGAGATGGCTCTAATAACATAAGAGGATATATTGATGGTGTGATGAAAGGTCATGTCTATAATACGGGCACCCCGACTTTAAATGGTTTTTCAGTTGGCGATCAAAGAACAACTGGTAGCCATGACACTTTTGGTAAAGTTTCAAATTTAAGATTAGTTGTTGGGTCGATACCCACGACTTATGCTACTGCTAATTCATCTTTTACCCCACCAACAGACTATTTAACAACAACTTCACAGGGCGCCACAGCAAGTGATGTGAAATTATTGATTTGTCAATCTGGTTCTTTTATTGATAAATCAACAGGAAATAATGCAATAACTATATCTGGTGACACTCGTATATCTCGGTCAAGACCTTTCTCAACTGAACTTTCAAGAGATCAAATCTTATTGGCTTGTCAAGATAAAGAAGTAACAAAAGATAATTCATATTTAAATTTAGAATTAACGAAAACTGGTGATGTAATAAGATCCGCAGACAATCCATTTGATGATGGGTACTGGTCTGGTCAATTTGATGGCACATCTGATCGTCTTACAATACCAAATTCTACGAACACAAATTTGGGTGGTATAACAGAAGATTATACTTTAGAGTGTTGGTTTAGATTATCCACCATAACTTCTGCTGCTAGAGTTTTATTTGGAATGTCAAATGGTGGAGGTTCGGTGAATAAATGGGGTATCGGTATTAATATGAATAGTAGCGCTGCCTATTCTGCCAATAAAGTGGGCTTTTTTGCTGTAAATGGAACGGCGGGTGATGGTGACTATGGTCCAGGTTTTGTTGCAAGTCAATGGTATCATTTTAGATTAATTTATACACACAGTAATACAACTTTAAAAATTTATATTAATGGTACTGAAGTTGTAAGCGTAGGGGCCAATTTACCAACATCAACCGGTTTATTTACAATTGGTACTGATGGTGAAGCTAACAACCCGTTCATCGGGAATATTTCAAATGTTAGACTTGTAAAAGGAACAGCTTTAGATACAACTGTGCCAACTGCACCTCTTACTGCAATAACAAACACCGTGCTATTAACTTGTCAATCTTCAAACTTTGTTGATAAATCTAATTCTTTGCTTCTAATAACAGAAATTGATAATGCAAATACAAGACCAGTTTTTCCATTTGCAAATACAGAGATAGCACAACAAACAACATTATTGACTGGTAAATATAGAGGTTCGATTCGTAATGTTGGATTTATAGATGAAAGTGCAAACGCCTGTACTCTCACAACAGTAGGTACAGATGTTTCACAAGGTAGTTTTGGCCCACATTATCCACCGGATGGTTGGTGGTGTGCAGAGTTTGATGGTGGCAGTAACATTTACACCGCAGACCATGATGATTATGATTTAGGTACTAATGATTTCACAATAGGTGTTTGGGTTTTCCCTCAAGGAAGTGCTCTTTCTGGTAGAACAGCTATTGCTTGTATGGGTACAAGTGGTTATGTTCCTTTCATCTTAGCACATGATGAACTTTTAATATCATTCGATGGAAGTAGTTGGACAACAATTAGCTTCTCTACTGATATAGTAAACAATAGATGGCAATGGTTACAAGTAGATAGAAATGGTAATAATTTTTATGTTTATATAGATGGTGCTCAAGTTGGAACTGCTACATCTTCATCTGCTATTATGGCTGCAGCTGCAGGTGTAAATTTAGGAACAAGAGATGGGCAAACTGCATTTAAAGGTTATATGAGTAACTTTATATTGATTAACGGTGCTAGAAGAAGTGTAACTACAGCGCCAACTGCACCTCTTACATCAACAGGAGCTCAAACTAAACTTTTAGCACTTCAATCAAACCGATTTAAAGACAATGGTTCTATTGATCATGATTTGACTTTAGCTGGAAACGCAGGAGGTGTAAGAATTAAACCTTTCTACCCATTCAAATTAGAAACATCATATGATCCTTATGATCATGGAGGTTCTTATCTTGGTGAAGGAGATGGAAATGCTGTTAAAGGTTTTTTATCAAGACCTCTAGGCACAGGAGATTTCACCATTGGTGCATGGGTGTATCGTATTTCTGGCGGTGACAACGATTATTTCTTCTCATTTAGAACTGGCGCAGATAATGACGCTGCTAAACCGGCATTTGGATTTAATGGTTCTCAAAAAGTTATTGTTTATACCAGTAGTGGTGGGCCAATTTATCCAGGTAGTAATATAACATTAAGACTTAAAGAATGGACTTATGTTAAATTTTATAGAAAAAGTGGTACTCTTTACTGTATGGTAAATGGTAATGAAAGATTTTCAAGTGATAGTGGTAGTTATTCAACAGATTTAACAAATAAATTCTTTGCCTTTGGTGGTAATACAAATGCAACTGAATGTTGGAACGGTTATATAAGTAACTTGTATGTGTTACAAGGTTACGCTGATGAATCAACAACTGTACCAACAGCACCAAGAAACAATACTTATCAATTTTATAGTAATTCAGTAGCATTCCTTTGTAATGCTACAAATGGTGGAATATATGATTCAACTGGAAAAAATATACTTACACCTGTTACAGAGGCACAAATATCAACTGGAGCTGCAAATACAAAATTTGGTACTGGTAGTCTATATTTTGATGGTAATGATTACATTAAGATACCAGAATCAGAAACACAAGAAAGTTTATTTACTGCAAAAGACCAAGACTTTACATGGGAAGCTTTTGTAAAATTTGAAGAGTTAAGTGGTCTACACACTTTATGGTCAAAATATGGTAGTGGATCTGAATATCAATTTTATTATGATTCAAGTAATAATGATTGGCGTTTGTCATATCACGCAAGTACATATGATTGGGATGATGATGAGATAGAAACTCATAAATGGTATCATATAGCTTTAGTAAAAGATGGAACTAATCATAGCGTATTTAGAGATGGTAAGAGAAAAGGCCCTGTAAGAGATATTTCTTACCCAACACAAAGAGATAGGGAATTTGTTCTTGGTTCAACATTCAATGGACCTAATTCACAAATATATGGGTTTAACGGATTTTTAGATGAAGTAAGAGTAACTAAAAATTTCGCTAGATATACAGCAAACTTTACACCAATGATTGTAGCTTCAGGTAACAAATCAGCAAATACATAGGAGATAAAATGTTAATCGCAATTGTAGTAGATTCAATAATACAAAAAATTGGTCATTATAAAACAATGTATCCAAATGTATCTTTTCCAGCTTCAGGTCCTGATGATGGGTGGATGACTCAAAACAATGCCAAGTTTGTTTTATCAACAAAAACATTTAATCGTGCAACACAAAGATTAGAAGCAGTTGATGCTTATGTAGATGGTGATTATGTCTATACAGTAAAAGTTGTAAACTTAACAGACCAAGAAAAGTCTGATGCAGCTAATACCACAAACGAATTATTAACAACAGAAAAAAGAACTGAAAGAAACAAGTTATTGACAGAAACAGATTGGACACAAGTTGCTGATTCACCATTATCAAGTGATAAAAAAACTGAGTGGTCTAATTATAGAACTGCATTGAGAGATTTACCTACTAAATCTGGTTGGCCAAATGTGGATATGCCAAATACCTCTGTTTATATTACATAAATAAAAGAATTAGATAAAAAGGATAAATCGTGCCATACTTAGGAAACCCACCAAGAGTTGCAAATTTTTTAATAGACACTTTTAGCGGTGATAACTCTGAAACGCAATTCAATATGCAAATACCTGTAGGTTCACCTGCAGCTATATTAGTTTTTTTAGATGGTGTTAGACAGGCCACAGAATCTTATGCTGTAAATAATAGAGTAATAACTTTTGATGCGGCCCCATTTACTGGCACTAATAATATTGAAATTTTACATATTGCAATGGGTGTTACTGCTTCAGCTCCATCAGATTTATCCGTTTCAGATGCAAAATTATTACCAACCGGTGTAACATCAGGTCAGTATGGTGGCACAGCAAATCTTGTTGTAAATACAGTAAATGTAAATAACAAAGGTAGAGTAATCAATGTAGCAAATATAGCTGTATCATCTTTAGATTTTTCTGGAATCCCAACTGGTGGCGGCTCGGCAGAAACGGGAAGACTATACAAAGAAGCTAACAATTTAATTTTTATTAAAACGTAAAATCATAGGATTAACAAATGGCAACAGTTTACAAAGTATTAGGACAATTAAAACCAGGTGCAAATACCCTTGCAGACCTATACACGGTACCAGGTAGCACCTCAGCTGTGTTATCGTCAATCACAGTTTGTAATCAAACTGCTGCAAACGCATCATATTCAATTGCGATTGCACCAAATGGTGAAACTGCTAATGACAAACACTTTATTGTAAGAGGTGGTGTTGTACCACAAGCAGATGCTGTTGGTATAACATTAGGACTTACAATGGATGCAGCTGATGTTGTGAGATGTAACACAAATACTTTAGGCGTATCATTTAATGTATTTGGTTCAGAAGTTACATAATTATTTTATATGGGAATTTCTCGTCTTAGCACAAAGAAAATTGGTAGACCTCAGGGTTTTAAATATCCAGTAGGTCTAAGCACAAGAATTGGTGGTTCAGAATCAGTTAACGTAGCCACAAATTCAACTGGCGGTGTTCAAACCGCAGTTGGTTCAAACGCAGTTCACACATATACTTCATCAGGTACTTTTACAAATAGTTCAGCCGGCACATATACTTTTGCTTATATGTTTGTTGCTGGTGGAGCTGGCGGTGGAAAAGCTGGCGGAGGTGGAGGTGCTGGAGGTGTAATTATTGGTAATGATTATTCAGTAGCACCAGGAGCTGTTTTAACTATTACACTAGGAGCTGGCGGTGCCGGTTCAACTTCTACTGGAACAAAAGGTGCAAACGGCACAAATACCACAGTAACAATTAATTCAAATACACCATCATCAAACTTAACTGCTGAAGGTGGTGGGGGTGGTGCTGGTGAATCATCAACTCCTGCTAACGCTGGTGGTTCTGGCGGTGGAGGAGGAATGACTGCAATTCCAGGTGGACCTCCCTCTGTGGCAGGAAATGCTCAAGGTTATGCTGGAGGAAATGGGGCGCCTTTAGCTGGCGGTGGTGGAGGAGGTGCAGGTGGAGTAGGAACAGCTGGCGCTACTCCGGGTACAGGAGGACCAGGCGGTGTCGGTGTAGCTATAACTTTTACTGGTTCACCAGAATATTACGGTGGCGGAGGCGGTGGCGGTACACATCCAGGTTCAACTCCTGCTGGAACGGGAGGTAATGGAGGCGGTGCAGCTGGTGGTAATCACGCAGCTGCCCCAGCTGCAGCTACAGCCAATCGTGGCGGAGGAGGTGGTGGCGGGGGTCACGTTTCAAATCCAGGAGGGCAAAGAAATGCTAGTGCTGGCGGGTCAGGTTTTGCTCAGATTACTTATGTAATGAGTCAAGATTTTGTATCAGAAATTTATGATATAGGTGGATCAAATGGAGGGCCTGTATAATGGCAGGATATTCTTTTTTTAGACCAGAGGGTTTTGCTTATCCTATAGGTTTAAGCACAAGAATTGGTGGTTCAGTTTCAGTTAATGTAGCCACAAACTCAACTGGTGGTACACAAACAGTTGATGGAACAAATGCTGTTCACACATTTACATCAACGGCAGATTTTACACCCTCAGCTGATATGGACGTTGAATACTTAGTAATCGCAGGAGGCGGTGGCGGTGGCGGTTCTGGTGGTGGCGGAGGTGGAGGTGCAGGAGGTTATAGATTTGGTACAGTTTCTATGACTGCATCTAAAGCTCACACAGCAACCGTAGGGGCCGGCGGAGCTACAGGTGCAAGAGGTAGTGATGGTGTTAATAGTACAATTTCAGCACCTGCTCCTTTTTCAACAATAGAATCTGAAGGTGGCGGAGGCGGAAGTTCTTTTTCTGCCGGTTCGGCAGGAAATGCTGGTGGTTCTGGTGGGGGTGGCGCCGGTGGTACTGGAGGTGTTCAAATTGCTGGAGGTGCAGGTAATACTCCACCCACAAGCCCTCCACAAGGTAATAATGGCGGGATTGGATATCATGCACCTGGTTCATATTTACATGGAGGTGGAGGCGGGGGTGCTGGTGCTGTAGGATCAAATTATAATGCAAGTGCTTCAGGTGGCGGCGGTGCTGGTGGAACAGGTGTAGCTTCTTCTATTTCAGGCCCATCACCCGTAACTAGAGCGGGTGGCGGAGGTGGAGGTGGTAATGCTGGACCCCCAGCTCCTGGCGGTGCAGGAGGAGGTGGTGCTGGTGGTGTAGCAGCTGCAGCTCTATCTGCTGGAACAGTAAACACCGGTGGAGGCGGAGGAGCCGCAGGACATAATAATAGCACAGGAGCCGCCGGCGGTTCAGGAATTGTAATTTTCAGATATGTTATGGAACAAACTAGTGATTCAGTTATTTATGATATAGATGGAAGCAACGGAGGACCAGTTTAGTGGGAATTAAACACAAAGCTAGACCACTCGGTTATCAATACCCGATAGGATTAAATACCCTCAATGTTGTAGGAACAGCAAATGCGGCCACAAACTCAACTGGTGGTACGCAAACAATAGATGGTACAAATGCTGTTCATGAATTTACATCTACTGCTAATTTTATACCAAGTTTTGCCATGACAGGTGCAGAATTTTTAATAATTGGAGGTGGTGGAGGCGGTGGTGCTGGAGGTGCCGGTGGAGGTGCAGGTGGATTTAGATTCACTTCGGGTCTTTCTTTAGTTAAAGACCAAGAATACAAGTTTACAATTGGTGCTGGCGGAGCTGCTGGCACCGGTGGTTCTAGTGCATTTAATCCTGGAACAAAAGGTACTGATTCATCTATTACATCACCATCACCTTTTACAGATATAGTTTCAACAGGCGGTGGTTACGGAGGATCAAGAGCAGTTGGAGGTGCTGGAGGTTCTGGTGGCGGAGCCGGTGGTTATCCTAATAATGCTTATGCAGGTGGAGCTGGAAATACCCCACCTACAAGTCCCCCACAAGGTAATAATGGCGGTCCTGGTCACTCTGATAATGCAACATGGACAACAGGAGGTGGTGGCGGCGGTGCTGGCGCCGTTGGTGGTGAAGCGCCAACTCCAGGTAGTGCAGGCGGAGCAGGAGGTGCTGGAACAACATCTTCTATTTCAGGTTCACCTGTAGCTAGAGCAGGTGGCGGAGGTGGAAGTGGAATAACAGGAGCAGGTAGACCTGGAGGAGCAGGAGGAGCTGGCGGCGGAGGTGCAGGTGCCGGAGGCGGCCCAGCTGGAACTGCTGGAACAGTAAATACCGGTGGAGGCGGTGGCGGTGGTTCAGATGGGGGTACAACAACAACGGGTGGTGCTGGTGGTTCTGGAGTAGGATATGCAAGATATACTTTCACAGTAGATTCACCAACTATTAAATATAGTATAGGCGGTGCAACGGGTGGACCTGTATCATAAATAAAAAAAAAGATTATAAATATATAATTAAAGGAGGAAAATTTAAAATGAATGTGGATGAGATAGCAAAAAATTTTACAGGACAATCCGGTCTTGGTTATGGTATAGATACAGCAATTAAGGCTTTAAGGCCTGAAGCTAAATTTGAAATGAGTGCAGGTGGTGGTAGTTTTAGTTTTCCTAAATGGGATGACCCACAAGGAAATCCTCCACCAACTAAAGATGAAATTATGGCAGAATTTGAAAGACAAAAATCAGTAGCAGAATATTATCAATATGCTTATGATCGTTGTCACCATTATCCTGATGGATTTCAACAGTTAGATATGCTATGGCACGCTGTAAATAATGGTCAAGATTTAAAAGAATCAGACTGGTTTAAATCAATAGATGAAGTAAAGAAAAAGTTTCCAAAACCTGAAGGTAACCCACCTCCAGAATTAAATTTAGAGGAATAAATGAGTCTAACTAGAATTGTAGGTAATTCAATTGCACAAGGAGCTATATCTGGCGAAGGTTTTGCTGATGGCGGTATACCAACTGCTAAATTAGCCACTCAAGCCGGTGTTTCAGCCGGCGATTATGGTAGTGCTGGTAATATACCATCTATCACAATTGATAGTCGAGGTGTGGTAACAAGAGTTGCTAATGTTACAGTTGAAGTTGCTGAAGCAGGATTCAATCCATTCTTACTAGCGGGTATGTAAAAACTAACTCCTGGTTTGACTAAATAGTCCTAAAACAGGAGAACGAGATCGCTACTTATACTGAGCTCTTCATAGAGCAATACGCAAATTTTTCAAACACAATTCATGTAAAAGATAACGCAGGCGCAAACATAAACTTGTTCGGCTACTCGGCTAATTCTGAGCTCAGAAAATCACCATACTCCGCCTCTGCAAATGCTTTTACTGCCACAATTACTGGTAATGCAAATGGTCAAGTAACAATCACCATGTCACCAACCACAACTGCAAATCTTAGAGCAGGTCGATACTTGTATGATGTTCTAGTAACTTCATCAAGTGGTAATAAAATAAGAGCAGTTGAAGGTATTGTAAATGTATTACCAGGTGTAACAAGGATATAATATGCCAGAATATACGAGAGGATATGGAGGTAAACCAACTACAAGACAATCATTTAAAGATTATTGTTTAAGAAGATTGGGTTTTCCTGTAATAGAAATAAATGTAGATGATGATCAAATAGAAGATCGAATTGATGATGCTCTTCAATATTTTCACGACTACCATTTTGATGGTGTTGAAAAAATATTCATGAAACATCAAGTTACTCAAGAAGATATTGAGAGAAAATGGATTTATGCTCCTGATGCGGTAATATTTGTGAATGGTGTTTTTCCTTTTGATGATTCTAACTCATCAATCAATATGTTTGACTTGAGATATCAATTGAGATTGCATGACTTATATGACTTCACATCTGTTTCTTATGTTTCATATGAGATTACAATGCAACATATTAGAACTCTTAATTTATTATTTTCAGGCACACCACAATTTAGATTTAATCGACATCAAAATAAATTATTTTTAGATGTTGATTGGACTAGAGATTTAAAAGTTGGTGAATATGTAATTGTAGAGTGTTATCGTAAATTACAACCAGATACGATTAACATAACTGGCTCAGCTGCAATCACAAGTGATGCAAATGTACTTACAGGCACAAGCACAACTTTTGACCAACAATTGATTGAAAATGATTTTATAACTTTAACAAATAATTCGGACGCAGCTGATACAGTAGAAGTTCAAATCAAACAAATAAATTCACCCACAGTAATTACTTTAAGAAGTAATCCAGGAAAAACTATGACAAGTGCATCTATTACACAGGCAGGATTTTCTGATGTGTGGGATGATAGATTTTTAAAAAAATATACAACAGCTCTCATAAAATACCAATGGGGTTCTAATTTATCAAAATTTGCCGGCGTTCAAATGCCGGGCGGTGTTACACTTGATGGCCCTAGAATTATGGAAGAAGCAAAAGCAGAAATAGATAAGATAGAAGAGGAGATGCAAGTCTTGAATGTGTTGCCAAATGAAATTTACATGGGATAATTGATGGCAACTAATCAGTATTTTAACCCTTTTCCAGCCAATCAAATAACAAGTGAACAACTTTTAGTTGAAGATTTAGTCATTGAGTCCATGAAAATATATGGCATGGATGTTTTGTATTTACCAAGAACAAGTGGTGATAAAATTGATTTTCTTTTTGGTGAAGATACACTTAAAGAATACACTAAAACATTTTCACTTGAAATGTATCTTGAAAATATACAAGGTATGGAGGGTGAAGGTGATTATATTTCCAAATTTGGTCTTGAAATTAGAGATGAAATAACACTTTTAGTTTCTCGTAAAAGATTTGTACATACTGTAAGAGAAGAATCTACCAGTCTTGTAAGACCAAGAGAGGGTGATTTAATTTATGTACCTCTTACAGATGCTTTCTTTGAAATAACTTTTGTAGAACATGAAAACGATCAAGCTATGTTTTATACTTTAGGGCGTGGTCGTGGTGCAAATGTTTATTTGTTCGCATTGAAGTTGAAGAAATTTGTATTTTCTAATGAACTTATATCAACTGGTAATCCTACGATTGATGATAAGATAAATGATTACTACCCAAGAACAAGAATTACATTATCTGGTGATGGTCAACGTCAATATGTACAAAATGAAATAGTATTTCAAGGAGCTAATCTTGCATTATCAACAGCACAAGCTGTTGTTCATACTTTTGTACCAAATACACATATAGATGTAATTAGAGTTCAAGGTACATTTACGTCATCAAACATAATTGGTAATACATCAAACGCAGTATTTACAGTTTCTACTGCTGATGATACTGCAACAATGAATACTGCCTTTGAAGATACCTTTGATAATCTAAGAATAGAAGCTGGTGGTGATGGTATACTAGACTTTAGTGAAACAAATCCGTTTGGTGAGGCATAATGTTAGGTAACGCACAATTTTATAATAGAACAATCAGAAAAATTGTTGTCGCTTTTGGCACAGTTTTTAATGATATTATCTTACAAAGATATAAGTCGGATGGTACAACTAAACAAACTTTATTTAAAGTACCACTTTCTTATGGTGCAAAAGAAAAATATCTTACAAGAATCACAGCAGACCCAACACTCACAAAAGCTGTACAAACAGTAATACCTCGTATTTCATTTGAGATGGTAAGTATGACGTATGATACAAGTAGAAAATTAAATACACTTACACAAAATTTTGCAGCTAATACTTCTACATCCATAAAAACACAATACAGACCTATACCATACAATTTTGATTTTAATTTATCAATTTATGTAAGAAATACAGAAGATGGTACACAAATATTAGAACAGATATTACCTTTTTTTACACCAGATTTTACAGTAACAGTAAACTTTATACCTGAAATGAATCAAAAGTATGATATGCCAATTGTTTTAAATTCAGTACAATCAACAGTTGATTATGAAGGTGATATGATGTCAACTAGATTGATTATGTGGGATTTACAATTTACTGCAAAGAGTTATATTTGGCCACCAGTTAAATCAGGTAAATATATACGACAAGCAAATACTAATATTTACATTGAGAGTCAAGTAAAATCTGCACAAAGAGTGACCTCTGATTTCAGGCCTGACATCCCAGATAGACTTTTACTAGAAGGTGAAACAATCCGTGTCGCAGCCAGAGATGTAATAGGTACTGTAAAACAATTCTCTAATGTTGCTAATGCTACGTTGGTTGCATCAGGACTAAATAAATTATTAGAAGCTGGTGACATTGTAACAGGTGATACATCAAATGCAACTATAACGATTCGGTCAGTTGAAAGTGACCCATTAAAGGCTGCAGAAATAGTATTAACACCTAATCCAGCTAGTGCTGACCCAGATGATGAGTTTGGTTTTGCAACCAGTATAACTGAATATCCAGATACATTACTATGAAAAATGAGAAACTATCTAAACTATTAAATATTGAACCCATAGAAGTAGACAATACTGAAATAGTACCAATTGAACCTGAGAAACAAGTTGAGAATGATGCTCAATTTGCTCGAGAAAATATCCGTGGACTCATCAATAAAGGTGACTCAGCTCTTGATAGTCTTTTGAGAGTTGCAAAAGAATCTGAACACCCTAGAGCCTTTGAAGTTGTAGCACAAACTCTTAAAAACTTAGGTGAACTCAATAAAGATTTACTTGAGATACAAAAGAGAAAACAAGATTTAGAGCCTAAAAAATCTACAAATGAAATCAATGTTGATAAAGCTGTATTTGTAGGCTCTACAAACGATCTTGTAAAAATGTTAAAAGGCAAGAAAGATGTCAACTGAAGGTTATCTTGGTAATGAAAGACTAAAAAAAACTGGCGTTGAAATACCTTTTACTCAAGAAGAAGCGAAAGAAATATTAAAATGTTCAGAAGATCCAATATACTTTATTAAGAAGTATGTAAAGATTGTCAATGTAGACTTAGGTATTGTTGATTTTGATATGTGGCCATTTCAAGAAGAAATGGTAGATGGTTTTCATAAGAATCGTTTTTCAATATGTAAAATGCCACGACAAGTTGGTAAGACAACTACGACTGTAGGTTATATGTTATGGGCTGTTTTATTTAATCCTGATTATACAGTTGGTATTCTCGCAAATAAAGGTCAACTTGCAAGAGAAATACTTGGTCGTTTACAAAGAGCATATGAGTATCTACCTTTATGGTTACAACAAGGTATTATAACTTGGAACAAAGGTAATATAGAATTAGAAAATGGTTCTAAAATATATGCCTATGCAACATCTAATTCAGGTGTTCGAGGTGGTACTTACAACTTAATATTCCTTGATGAGTTTGCTTTCGTGCCTCATAATATGGCACAAGAATTTTTTACTGCTACATACCCTGTAATATCATCAGGTAAAACAACAAAAGTAATCATTGTTTCTACACCAAATGGTCTTAATTTATTCTACAAAATGTGGATTGATGCGATAGAAAAAAGATCATCTTATACACCAATAGAAGTACATTGGTCTATGGTACCAGGTCGTGATGAGGACTGGAAAAAAGAAACAATACGAAATACATCAGAAGAACAATTTAGACAAGAGTTTGAAACTGAGTTTATAGGTTCATCAGCCACACTTATATCTGGTTCTAAACTACGTTCACTTGCGTTTTTTAACCCAATTAGTACAATTGACCAACTTGATATGTATGAAGAACCAAAAGAAGGTCATGTTTACATAGCTACAGTTGATTGTTCAGAGGGTGTCGGTCAAGACTATTCGGCCATAAATATTATAGATGCAACACAAACACCTTATAAACAAGTTGCAAAATATAGAGCAAATGATTTACCTTTATTGTTTTTTCCAAATATTATATATTCAATTGGTATGAAATACAATGAGGCATATATTTTAATTGAAACGAATAACATTGGTCAACAAGTTGTTGACATTTTACATTATGACTTAGAGTATGAAAACATTTATAAGATAGACCAGCATCACATAAAAGGTCAAACAATATCAGGAGGTTTCAGAAGAAATGCCTCCTTCGGTATTAAAACTACAAAATCTGTAAAGAAAATTGGTTGTGCAAACTTAAAAACACTTATTGAAACTGATAAGTTAATCTTAGTTGACTTTGATACGATAGCAGAACTTAACTCATTTGTTCGTGTTCGTGATTCATATGCAGCTGAAGAGGGTAATTATGATGATTTGGCTATGGGACTTGTATTATTTGGTTGGTTAACAGCACAAGCTTACTTTAAAGATTCTACAAATGTTGATGTAAGGTCAATTTTACTCAAAGAACAAAGTCTTTTAATCGAAGAAAGTTTAACTCCTGTTGGTATTATAGATGATGGGCGACAAGAAGAGGTTATTATTGATGGTGAAGATGTTTGGAGTTCAAGTGGTGACATAAATACGAGATTTTGAAATCACTAAATAGAGAGTAAATGAGAATAAACAATCGTCTAGTCTAATATAAAGGAGAAATCCATGGCATTTCAGTTATCACCGGGAGTAAATGTATCTGAGATTGATCTCACTACTATTGTCCCATCAGTTGCCACTTCAATAGGGGCTCACGCTGGAATATTTGCATGGGGACCATCAAGTGAGGTAATCACAGTAGGTAATGAAGTTGAATTACAAGAAAGATTCGGTAATCCTGATTCAACAAACTTTGAATATTGGTTCACAGCGGCAAACTTTCTGGCTTATGGGAATAATTTAAAACTTGTAAGAGCAGTAAACAAAGATCATGGGACAGGAGCTTTAAATGCAGCTTCAAATACTGGTGGTGCTATCTTAATCGAAAATGATGACGATTATGATTTAAACCACGGCACAGCAGCTAATACTTCTGTTGGTCCTTTCGCAGCTAAGTATCCAGGCGCAAGAGGTAATTCACTAAGAATTTCTATCTGCCCAAGTGCAAACGCATTTTCACAAAATTTATCAGTTGGTACAGCGAATATGCAAATGAGAGCTAATGCAGTAAATATATTTGCTGGCGCTGGCGCTCAAAAGAATGTAATACCATTTAACTCACCAGCTAATACACGCCAACCATTTATCGCAAGAGATAAAGTTTCAATTGATGGTGGCACAACATACTTTGATGTTGTTTCTGCAAATAGTTTTTCAATAGTTTTAGCTCAAGACATGACAGCCAATATAGCTGGAGGTAATGCTATATTAAAGAAATGGCAATACCATGATGACTTTAAAGTTGCACCAGGAACATCTGATTATGTAGCCAATAAAGGTGGTTCAGGTGACGAAATGCACGTTATTGTTGTTGATGAAGATTCAGAGTTTACAGATGCAGCTAATACAATAGTAAATAAGTTTGCCTTTGTGTCTAAAGCTGTTGATGCAGTAACAGGAGCAGGCGATACAAACTTCTATAAAGAAGTAATCAATAGAACATCAGAATATGTATGGTGGACAGCACATCAAAATGGTGGTGCAAATTGGGGTAGTAGTTCTGCCACAGCATTTACAGAGGTACAGGTTCCATTTTCTGCTTCTTTAGTTCAAGGTGCTGATGGTACAACTTCAACTGCAAACGTAGTAACTGCATTTGATAATTTTGCAGATGCAGATTCAGTTGACGTATCACTTGTAATGACTGGTCCAGGCGACCAAACAATTGCTACTCATGTAATTGACAATATCGCAATCACAAGAAAAGACTGTATCGCATTTTGTTCACCAAGAAGAGCTGATGTAGTAAACAATGCAGGTAGTGAGGTTACTGATATTAAGACATATCGTAATTTACTTACTTCTACATCATTTGCTTTCTTAGATTCAGGTTATAAGTATCAGTACGACAAATACAATGATGTCTTTAGATATGTACCATTGAACGGTGATATTGCCGGTCTTTGTGTAAGAACAGACTTAGAGAGGGATGCTTGGTTCTCACCAGGTGGACTTAATCGTGGTATCATAAAGAATGTAATTAAACTTGCATTTAATCCAACAAAGACAAATAGAGATGATCTCTATACAGAGGGTGTCAACCCAGTTGTTGCTTTCCAAGGTGAAGGTACAGTATTGTTTGGAGATAAAACAATGCAATCAAAACCTTCAGCATTTGATAGAATCAATGTTCGTAGATTGTTTATTGTATTAGAGAAAGCAATCTCAAGAGCTGCAAGATTCTCACTCTTTGAATTTAACGACCAGTTTACGAGATCACAATTCGTTGCTCTTGTAGAGCCATTCTTGAGAGATGTCCAAGGTCGCCGTGGTATTACAGACTTTAGAGTTGTTTGTGATGATACAAATAATACAGGCGAAGTAATTGACCGTAATGAGTTTGTAGGTGATATTTACATCAAACCTGCAAGATCAATTAACTTCATACAACTTAACTTTGTAGCAGTAAGAACAGGAGTTTCGTTTGAAGAGGTTGTAGGACGCTTCTAAATAAAGGATAACACAGGAGAAAATTAAATGGCTTTTAATGTAAACGAATTTAGAACACAGATGGTCGGCGATGGCGCCCGCCCTAATCTGTTTGAGGTTGAGATGCCATTTCCATCGTTTTCAGCACCAGGAAATGCCCAAACAAAAATGACTTTTATGTGTAGAACAGCACAATTACCAGGAGCTACTCTTGGTATTGTACCTATTACATATTTTGGTCGTGAATTAAAGTTTATGGGTAACAGAACTTTTGCTGATTGGACTGTAACAATCATCAATGATGAGGACTTTTCAGTTCGTAACGCAATGGAAAGATGGATGAACGGCCTTAATTCACATAGTTTAAATGTAAGAAACCCAGCGGCATTAGCGCCTCTAGGTTATTCAGTTGACGCCAAAGTTACACAGTTCGGGAAAACCGGTGATGAATTGAAGAAATACAAGTTTATTGGGATTTACCCATACGACCTATCTCCAATAGATGTAGATTGGGGTGCGAATGATCAAATTGAGGAATTTACTATCACAATGGCATATCAATGGTGGGAATCCGAAGAAACTGGTGTGGTTTAACGAGAGCGTGCTCTCTAAATATAGGATGGATATTTTATGGCTATAAAGTTATTTGGCTTTACTTTAGGTAAAAAAGAACAAGCAAAGGAACCACCAAAAGGACAGAGTTCCTTTGCTTTACCAAACGAGGCACTTGATGATGGTGCCGTTACCGTAACAAACAATGCTTACTACGGGACATATGTTGATTTAGAAGGCTCAGTTCGCAACGAACTTGAGTTAATCACAAGATACCGTGAGATGGCAAATCACCCTGAGTTAGATATGGCGATTGACGATATAGTCAATGAAGCTATAACACATGATGTTGATGGTAAATCAGTAGACATCAATCTTGATAATTTGAAACAACCTGAAAGTATTAAGAAAAAAATCATGGACGAGTTTAACAACATTAAACATATGTTAAACTATGGCAACTTAGCTGATGATTTATTCAAGAGATGGTATATAGATGGTAGATTATACTTTCATATTGTTGTAAATGAAAATAATCCTAAAGAGGGTATTCAAGAATTAAGATATATTGATCCACGAAAAATAAGGAAAGTTCGTGAGATTGTAAAAGAAAGAGACCCAAAGACTGGTGCTCAAATCATCAAGTCAATTGGTGAATACTATGTATATAATGATAAGGGTACAACAACACAAACATATTCAGCGAATGTAAACTCTGGTGTTCGTATAGCTACAGATGCAGTTGTATATTGTTCATCTGGTCAAATGGATGCAAAGAATACATTTGTGATTTCTTATCTACATAAGGCGATTAAGCCTTTAAATCAGTTAAGAATGATAGAAGATGCAATTGTTATCTATCGTTTATCAAGGGCACCTGAAAGAAGAATATTTTACATTGACGTAGGTAACTTACCAAAAGGTAAAGCAGAACAATACTTGCGTGATGTAATGGTCAAGTATCGTAACAAAATGGTTTATGATGCTGAAACAGGTGAACTTAGAGATGACCGCAAACATAAGTCCATGTTAGAGGACTTTTGGTTACCAAGAAGAGAAGGTGGTAAAGGTACAGAGATTACAACACTACCAGCTGGCGCTAACTTAGGTGAGTTAGAAGATGTTAAGTATTTTCAAAAGAAACTTTTACAATCACTTAATGTGCCTATCTCTCGTTTAGAACCACAACAAGGTGGTATGATTGGTTTAGGTAGAGTATCAGAAGTTACAAGAGATGAGGTCAAGTTTAATAAGTTTATTATAAGATTAAGAAATAAATTCGCACAAATTTTTGATCATGCTTTAAGAGTTCAACTATCACTCAAAGGTATAATGAGTACAGATGAATGGGATGCTGCTAGAGAAGTTATCTATTATGATTTTAAGAAAGATAATAACTTTTCTGAAATGCGTGAAGCTGAATTACTCCGTGAAAGAGTTAATCTTCTTAATACCGTTGACCCATATATTGGTCGTTACTATTCAACAGACTGGGTAAAGAAAAATGTTTTACAAATGTCTGATGAAGAGATAGAGTTGATGAATAAAGAAATGAAACAAGAAGGACCAGTTGTAACGCAACCAGAAGTTGATGGTCAAGAAGGTATTGATCAACCTGCACCACAACCTAATAACTCTGATAACGTGGACACAGCAAGAGGGTTAAAAGCAGAATCCATACTAAAGATTATACAAAAAAGTGAAGAAGCAATACTAAATAGAAGATGAAAGGAATATTATGGCAGATTTAAATGATTTCATAGACCAAGTTGTTGGAGGTCAAGCAACAACAGCTAGAGAACAATTACAATCAATGATTGGTGCTAAAACAGCTGATGCTTTAGATGCTCGCAAACAAGAAATATCTTCTGCATTGTTTAACAATGGCGAAGAACAAGAAGTTGAAAATGAAGATGGTGAAGAAATTGAGGCAAGTGCTGATGAACCAGAAGCTGAGTTAGATGACTCAGAGATAGAGTACGAAGAGGAACCAACGGAAGAAGAATGAAAGATTTAAAAAATTTCATAACAGAATTACAAGGTGTCGCTCGTATGAAAAATACGGCCGACTTTAAAATGGTTGTGGGTTCCGATGGCAAAATGAAAAAGATAAGAGCACACCGTGTTAAGGTTGGTGATAGAGCACCTTCTGTTGGTGATGATCCAGAACAAGATGCGGAAGATGTACAAGAAGATACATCACAAATAAAAGATCCACCATTTGTTCTTGTTTTTAAAAGAAAGGCAATTAGACCATATCCAGGTGGTATGAAGGTTGCCATGTATTATAATAAAAACTTAGATAAGTATGTTTCCATACCTTATGGAAAAGGTATGGAAAATATTATACAGGCAGAAGAAGAAATGATTTCATTTACAGACTATTTAGAAGAAGGTAAACAAGTCATGGATCATTTACATGACATTACTAAAAATAAAGCTAAAAAAAGTGTAAAGTTTGAAAATGGTCAGACAATGGGTGTTGACCATTTTACTGCATCTGCAATTACAGCTGTTCATGGAAAAGTAAATGATGAGAACAAAAAGAAATTATCTGCCATGGTTCATAAAAGCCCAGCCCATTTAAAGAAGGCAGCTGATTTTGCTTTTAAGGCTATGAAATGAATTTAGATTATCTTTTAGGTTATCTAACTGAAATATCAAGAGCTCAAAATATTATGAAAATTGGGCGAGTAAAAAAAATAAGAAGGCGTATTCGTAGAGATTCTAAAGGTAAGATAGTAGTACAGAGAAATAGAATTAGGTCTGGAGTCAAAGGTTATGCGGCTACAGGTAAAGGCGGTCAAGTAAAAAGAATTACCGCTACAGCAAGAATTAAAAAGGCAAGACTTTTAAAAAGGTCTTGGAAAACGACAAGAAGAGCTAAACTCCGCCGTTCAATGTTGAAAAGAAAGTTATCAATGAGAAGGCGGGCATCACTAGGACTAAGGTAAAAAAATGGCTATAGCATTTGAAACAACTAATAGAGTAAGAGGACCATCCACGATTAGGATTCATGGAATTGGTACTGCAAATATTAACGTGCAAAACACATTTGCAACTCAAGGTGTTGATAAAGAAAAAATAACAGGTTTTGCAATACAAAAATGTGCATGGTCTACGAACGGTAGTATAATGATTCGTTCAAGTGGACAGGACGTAGTTGAATTGCACAGCACTGGTCAAATTAATTTTGCTGAAGATTTTTCACCTATAGCAAATACTGGATCAGCAGTTGTTGGTTCACAATTTTTTCAGGTCACGATTGCTACGGGCGGTACTGTAATGTTACAGGTTTCTAAAGTAGCTAATTATGATCCAGCACTAATTAACTCATCAGAGAGAGTCTAATGAAACTTATATCAGAAACAACATTTACAGAGGTAAAAACTCTTATAGAAGAGTCTGATGGAAAAAAGAATCTTTATATAGAAGGTACTTTTCTTGTCGGTGATACTGTAAATAAAAATAATCGAATGTATAAAATGGACACGCTTCGTAATGAAGTAGGTCGATACAACGAAGAGTATGTTAAAACTAATCGTGCATTAGGTGAATTGGGTCATCCCGATACACCTACGATAAATCTTGAAAGGGTATCACATAAAATAGTTTCTTTGAAAGAAAATGGTAATACATTTCACGGAAAAGCAAAAATTTTAGATACACCATACGGGCAAATTGTTAAGAATTTCATTGACAATGATGTGAGTGTGGGTGTTTCATCAAGAGCATTAGGTTCTTTAGAACCACACAAAGAGGGATATAATTTGGTGCAAGATGACTTGAAACTTGCTACGGCTGCTGACATTGTTGCTGACCCATCTGCTCCAGGTGCTTTCGTAAACGGCATTATGGAAAATAAAGAATGGATGTTTGTTGAAGGACGTTTCGTTGAAACAGATTTCGACAGAGCAAAAAAAGAAATAAAGAGAGCATCAAAAGCCGAAATCGAAGATGTTGCTCTAAAATTATTTGAAAATTACCTTAGAAAACTTTAAATTTATAAATATTGCATAAAAGGAGATAACTCAGATGTCAGAGAATAAAAACCAACTTATGGAAGCAGCTGCTGAAGTTTTAGCCCAAAGCAAAGCAAAAGCACCCGCTGAACCAATGCCTAAAGTTGATACCTCATCAGTAGGAGGTATGCAAGACTTAGGTGGCCCAACACCTTCAAACAATAAGCCAGATGACGATTCTAATAAAATCAATGCTTCTGGTGCGGCGCCAGATAATTCTGCAAAGAATCAGGCATCTATTAAAACCAAACCTTCAGCTGCTTCAGCTAAAAACGAAGAAGCGGAGACGGAAGATGAGGTTATCGAGGAGAAAAAAGGTATGCCTCAAGGCTTAAAAGACTATCTTGCTAAGAAAAAAGATAAGATGAAAGAAGAAGTTTCTGAAGATGTAAATTCTCTTTTCTCAGAAGATGAAAATATTTCAGAAGATTTTAAAAAGAAAGCTTCTATCGTTTACGAAGCTCGTGTAAATGACCGAGTGACACAAATCGTAGAAGAGGTTGAGGGACAATATGCCACTATGTTTGAAGAGGCTGTAACCGAAATCAAAACAGAATTAACAGAAAAAGTTGATGACTATCTTAACTATGTCGTAGAGCAATGGATGACAGATAATCAGATTGCTGTAGAATCTGGTCTCCGTGCAGAACTCACAGAAGAGTTTATATCAGGTTTAAGAAACCTATTTGCAGAGCACTACATTGACGTACCTGAAGAGAAAGTTGACTTAGTTGATGAATTAGCCACAAGAGTTGAGGCTTTAGAATCCCAGCTTGACGAGGAAATGGAAAGAGGTATGGAGTTTGCCAAAGCATTAGTTACTGCAAGGCAAAATGAAATTACTTCGGAAGTATGCGAAGGTCTTACCGACACTCAAGAAGAAAAAATCAAAACACTTGCAGAAGGTGTAGATTTTTCCACAGAGGAAGAGTTCAGAGAGAAGGTAAAAACAATTCGTGAAAATTATTTTCCATCAGAAGTAAAACAAGCTGATGAAGAAACTCTAAATGAAAAAGTAGAAACTGATGCAGATAAAAAAGTGGTGTCTAATGACCCATTCGTAAATGCAGTTTCTAAGGCTATATCACAAACAAAGAACTAATTTAAACTAAACGTAGGAGAAAAAGATGTATCTTTCAGAAAATTTACAGAAAAAGTGGGAAGGAGTTCTTGACCACCCTGATCTACCACAGATTGAGGACAAGTATAAGAAAGCCGTAACCGCTGTTGTTCTTGAGAACCAAGCTACAGAAATGGCGAAGTCTGGTCAAGTTCTTTCAGAGGCAGTTCCAACAAACTCTGCTTCTCAAGGTGATGCTGGTATCGCTGGTTTCGGAGGTTCTGCTTCCACACCAGTTGCTGGTTTTGACCCAATTCTAATTTCTTTAGTCAGAAGAAGTTTACCAAACCTTATCGCATATGATATTTGTGGTGTTCAGCCAATGACTGGACCAACAGGTCTTATCTTTGCAATGAGATCCAAGTATGACACACAAGGTGGAGACGAAGCTTTTTATAACGAGGCTAATACAGGCTTTGCTGGTGTTGATACAGGTGGACCAGCTCTTCCTCCAGCACTTGCTGCAGGTGGTGCCGTACCAACCGAAGTATTTACATCTAACGCAGCTCCAAATCAAGCAATGACAACATCTAAGGCAGAATCTTTAGGTGATGGTAATGCTGCTAATACATTCCATGAGATGGCATTTTCAATCGAGAAAGTAACTGTAACTGCAAGAACAAGAGCACTCAAAGCTGAGTATTCTATGGAACTTGCACAAGACTTAAAAGCAGTACACGGTCTTGATGCTGAAACAGAACTTTCTAACATTCTTTCAGCAGAAATTCTTGCTGAGATAAACCGTGAAGTAGTCCGTACAATCTATAAAACTGCTGTACAAGGTGCTCAAGTGGGTACAACTACAAGAGGTAAGTTTGACTTAGATACAGACTCAAATGGTCGTTGGATGGTTGAGAAAGTTAAAGGTCTTGCGTTCCAAATAGAACGTGAAGCAAATGCAATCGCCAAGTTGACTCGTAGAGGAAAAGGTAACATCATGATTTGTTCAAGTGATGTCGCTTCTGCTCTCGCTATGGCAGGTTTACTTGACTACAATTCTGCATTACAATCTCAAGTTAATCTAACAGTAGATGACACAGGTAACACATTTGCTGGTACAATGTTTGGACGTATCAAAGTCTACATTGACCCATATTTCCCAGTAAGCTCAACAAATGAGTTTGTGGTAGTTGGATATAAGGGTACAAATGCTTATGACGCTGGTCTGTTCTATTGCCCATATGTACCATTACAGATGGTCAGAGCAGTTGATACTGGTACCTTCCAGCCAAAAATTGGATTCAAGACTCGTTACGGTCTCGTATCTAATCCATTCGCTGATGGTACTGATGCAACCACACAGGGTGCATTAACCGCTCAGACAAACAATTACTACCGTGCTCTTCAGGTTGCAAACTTAATGTAATCTAAGAGTTACACCCCGCCTAGAGGCCCCCACAAGGGGCCTCTTTTTTTGTCTCCGTTTCCGTTTAGCATAAATACAATTATGTCAATTGCAGATACGAACCCAACTAATCCAAATTTTTTACATCCTAATAAGTTTATATTCTCCATGGCGAGAGCACCAAACTTACAATACTTTTGTCAATCAGCAACCGTGCCTGGTTTATCATTAGGTGAAACAGTATTCAATACACCATTTGTAGACCTGTTTGGGCCAGGTGAAAAACCAATCTATGACTTATTAAACATAACTTTCTTAATTGATGAAGATATGAAAGGTTGGCTAGAGATACATGATTGGCTTCGTGCTATGACTTTTCCAGAAAGTTATGAAGATTATAGAAGATTACCTAAATTAAACAAATTTGCCGATAGACCTAATTTTCCACAATTCTGCGATTGTTCAATGACTCTGTTTACCTCGGCAAACAATGCTAAATTTAGATTTTTATTCAAAGATGTTTTCCCAACAACCCTATCTACTTTTGTGGTAAACTCTGCCGATAGTCCAGATGAAATTTTGACCGCAGACGCCACGTTTAGATTTGCCTATTATAATGTTGAAAAATTTTAAAAATTAGTGTATACTCCTAAGAGGAGGAATATTATGAACGCAGCTGAACAAGTATTACAAATGTGGGAAAAAGATAGTGAAATTGACCGAACAGAACCAGGCAAAGAACTTACCAATGTACCCAAACTACACAGCAAATATTTAGCTATACTTTCAAAGCATAGATTATTGGCTAAGAGTGCCGATATAAAGTATGTGAAAATGAGAAGATTGAAATGGGAGTATTATACAGGTAAATTAGATGAAGAAGAATTAAAAGAGAGGGGCTGGGAACCATTTCCGTATGTACTCAAATCCGAGTTGAATACATACCTAGAGAGTGATGATGATTTAAATAAACTTGTAATTAGTAGGACAATGCACCAAGAAATTGTTGAACTATGTACAGGTATTTTAAAAGAATTGAATAGTAGAACGTACCAACTTAGATCATTGATTGATTGGGAGAAGTTTATACAAGGTGTCTGATATTATATTACATAAATTAAATGAAGCGTATTTACAAGTGGAGTGTGAAGACCATTATGCGGTGGAACTATCTAATTATTTTACTTTTTTCGTTCCTGGTTATCGTTTTATGCCGGCCTACAAGTCGAGATTATGGGATGGAAAAATCCGCTTATTCAACTCAAGATACAAAACAATATATGCAGGTCTAGTACCATACATAAAAAAATTTTGTAATGAACGAGAATATAAGCTTGATATATCTCCAGATGTTAACATAACACATTCAATAAGTCTAGTTGAGGCAGTTGAGTTCATAAAAACACTAGATTTGCCTTTTGAACCTAGAGATTATCAATTACAATCATTTGTTCAATGTATTCGTAACAAAAAAAGATTGTTGTTATCACCTACTGCATCAGGCAAATCTCTTATCATTTATATGATAGTTAGATACTTGTTGAAGTTAGAATATCAAAAAGGTTTATTGATTGTACCAACAACATCTTTAGTAGAACAAATGTATACAGATTTTCAATCATACGGCTTTGACTCTGATAAGTATTGTCACCGCCAGTATTCTGGTAAAGAAAAACATACAAATAACTTTTTAACAATTACAACGTGGCAATCTGTTTATAAAAATGATAAAGAATACTTTGAACAGTTTGATTTTGTAATGGGTGATGAAGCACATCAATTTAAAGCTAAATCTTTAACTACTATATTGTCGAGTTGTATTAACTCTAAATATAGGATAGGAACAACAGGTACTTTAGATGGTACTCAAACTCACAGATTAGTTTTAGAAGGACTCTTTGGACCTGTTTATAAAGCCACATCAACAGCAGAACTTATAGAGAAAGGACAATTAGCAGGCTTTAAAATAAAATGTCTTATACTGAAATATGAAGAGCAGATAAGACAAGAAGCCAGAAGATGGAACTATAATCAAGAAATAGAATATATTGTTACTAATCAGGCAAGAAACAATTTTATTTCTAACTTAGCTTTATCTTTAGAGGGCAACACTTTAATACTCTTTCAATTTGTAGAAAAACATGGGAAAAAATTATATGAAACAATTGAGAATAAAACAAGAGGTAGGAAAGCTTTCTTCGTTTTTGGAGGAACAGATGCGGAAGTTAGAGAGTCTATTCGAGGAATCGTTGAACGAGAGAAAGATGCGATTATTGTGGCTAGCTATGGTACTTTCAGTACCGGTGTTAATATTACTAATCTTCATAACATAGTTTTTGCTTCGCCAACAAAATCAAGAATCAGAAATCTACAATCAATTGGGCGAGGCCTTAGAAAAGGAAATAATAAAGAAACTGCTGTACTTTTCGATATTGTAGACGATTTTCGTGTAGGTAAATTTGCAAACTACACGATTAAACATTTCATAGAAAGGTGTAAAATATATGATGAGGAGAAATTCAATTATAAATTTTACAACATAGAGCTAACAAATGGAAAAACAGATAAAGATAATAAGGTTGCAATCGGGTGAGGACATCATTGCACTCTTTTCAGAAAATAAAAAAACTAAAAAGGTAACACTAGAAAACCCTATGCACGTTATCTTCAAAAGATTTAATTCAAAATCAGGACCAATGATGTATATGGTACCATGGTTACCAGTAGAGATGGTGGACGTAGATATGGCTACATTTGATTCATCTAATGTCTTAACTATACTTGTACCTAAAAAAGATATGTCTGAATACTATCAAGATTTAGTATTGAAAGCTCAAGATGATATAAGAGATGCCACAGAAAGTTTGTTTGAAGATGAGTGGGAAGAGATTGATGGAGGAGATATAAATAAGCAGACAAGAAAGAAAAGTGATTTGTTACATTAAAGATTAGGAAATTATGAATAAAGTATGTTTTGTGATACCATCTATTGGTAAAAAGGCGTATCAAGATTTAGCGAAAACACATTCGGCAATAGAACCACCTACATGGGCTTTATTGTTAGCTAATGCTGTACGCAAAAAAAATTATGAACCCATATTACTAGACTATGAGGCTGATTATAAACCAGACGAAGAAGCTGCTGATGAAATAGAATCATATAAACCAAAATTAGTTGTATTTGTTTTATATGGACAAAATCCAAATTCAGGCACTACAATGATGATTGGTGCCTCGACACTTGCAAGACAACTCAAACTAAGTCACCCAAATTTAAAAACTGCTTTTATAGGTTCACACACTTCAGCTTTACCAAATGAGGTTGCATCACAGGACTACTGTGACTTTGCATTTATTAATGAAGGTGTTTATGGTTTACTATCACTATTAGAAACAAATTTAGAAAATGACTTAGACAAAGTACCAGGTATGTGGTATAATGACCGTGGTTTAATAAAACCAACAGAACGTGGTGAGATAGTAAAGACAAAAGATTTAGATGAAGTAATGCCTGGCTATGCTTGGGATTTAATTGACTTAAAAAAATACAGAGCACATTTTTGGCACTCAAATTTTTCACATGAAAATAGAACACCATTTGCAGCCTTATACACTTCTTTAGGTTGTTCTTTTGGTTGTAACTTCTGTATGATTAATATTGTAAACAGAACATCACATGATTATGATATAACATCAGTTGACTCAAAAGGTATGAGATTCTGGAGTCCAGAACTTATACTTAATGAATTAGAATATCTTTATGACCAAGGTGTAAGAACTTGTAGAATTACAGATGAGATGTTTTTTCTAAACAAAAAATATTATGTACCAATACTAGAAGGCTGTGTTGCAAGAGGTATGAAGTTTAATTTCTGGGCATATGCAAGAGTTGACTCTGTAAGAAAAGACCAACTTGAACTTTTTAAAAAGGCAGGTGTCAATTGGCTGTGTCTTGGTATAGAAGCAGGTAATCAACAAGTTAGATTAGAGATTGATAAGGGTAGATTTAAACAAGTAAATATTCGTGATGTAGTAAAGAATATAAAAGATGCCGGTATAAACATTCTTGGTAATTATATGTTTGGTTTTCCAGAAGAGAACTATGATAATATGCAAGAAACTTTAGATTTAGCTCTTGAGTTAAATACAGAACACGCAAACTTTTATGCAGCTATGGCTTTGCCAGGTAGTCCTTTACATTTATATGCTAGACAACAAAAGTGGGATATACCTAAAAGATATGAAGAGTATGCTTTTTTATCTTATGACTGTAAACCATTGCGTACTAAACATTTAACTGGTGCAGAAGTTTTAAAGTTTAGAGATGAAGCATGGCACAAATACTTTACTCATAAACCTTTTTTAGATTTAGTAGAGAAGAAGTTTGGTGTAGAATCAAAAAACAATGTGATTGAAATGGAAAAAATTAAATTAAAAAGAAAGATACTTGGAGATTGATATGAATGATAGTGAATTACAAAATTTAGCCCATGAATACAGAAAAGAATTATTTGAAAAATTTGTAGAAGTAGGTCAAGGCCATCCAGGTTCTACTTTCTCTATGGTAGAGATTGCGACCACATTATATCATGGTGGTTATGTAAGGCCAGAATTTGATAAGGTTCTAATCAGTAAAGGTCATGCAACAGTTACACTTTACCCAATACTTACTAAGTTAGGAATTATTCCACAAAAAGAGTGGGATAATTGGGGTTCAACTGAATCATGTTTAAGAGTTTTTGGTAACATATCAATACCAGGTATTGACGTTACCTCTGGTTCATTAGGTCATGGTGTTGGTGTAGGTCTTGGTATGTCATTCGCTTGTAGGAATAGAGAATATTGGACTAAAAATGTTTATGTTGTAATTAGTGAAGGTGAACTATACGAAGGTTCTACATGGGAAGCTTTGTTATTTGCCTCACATCACAAGCCAAAAAATCTTACAATCTTTATTGACATCAATAATTTAATTATATTAGGTGAAACAAAAGATTGTGTTAGTTTAGAACCAATCAAAGATAAATTAGAAGGTTTTGGTTTTGACATACATGACGTTGATGGTCATAATGTCGGTCAATTAAGAAATGCTTTAGATAAAAAATCAGATACTACAAAGATAATTTTATCAAGAACCGTGAAAGGTAAAGGTTTCTCTCTCATGGAGAATAAACCTCATTGGCATTACATGAATAAAATGAGTGAAGAAGAAATTGAACAATGTCGTAAGGAGATTAATAATGTATCAGCGTGACGCCTTTATAGAAAGAATAAAAGAAAATTTAAAGTTTGATAAAAGCATTTATTTTCTAAGTGCCGATTTTGGTGCGCCAGCTTTAGATGATTTAAGAAAAGATTACCCAGATAATTTCATACATTGTGGTATATCAGAACAAGCCATGATAGACGTAGCTGTAGGTCTGGCACTTGAAGGTAAAAAAGTATTTTGTTATGCTATGGCACCTTTTCTATCAATGAGAGCCTTAGAACAAATTAAATGTGGACCTGGTATTATGAATCTACCAATATGTCTTATATCAGTTGGTGTAGGTATAGGATATTGTGATTCAGGACCTACACATTATGTTACAGAAGAATATGCCTGTTTAAGGTCAATAGTAGGTTCTAATATCTACACAGCTTCAGATGCTATTACAGCAAATAATATCGCAAAAAGATTATTAGACTATCCAGAATTTTCATATGTTAGATTAGATAGAGATGAACTACCTGACATATATGATGAACGTGATACACATACTGGTCAAGTAAGAGATGTCTTTGTTCACAACCCTAGAGAGAAAGATTTTAAACTTCTAATCTCTCATGGTAAAATGGCTCATGTCTGCAAACAAATTTCAGATTCAAGTAGTAATTTTGCCTTTGCAGATATTCTAAAATCAAAGCCATTTCCTGTTGACATAGAACTTACAGAACAGATAACAAAGTGTGATGGTATCGTTGTGGTTGATGAACAAACACCATCAGGTGCATTATCATCAGCAGTTTGGGAATGGACAAGTAAGAATGGTTTATTTCCTAAAATTAAATCTGTTACTTTACCAGAAACATATGTTTTTGAAAATGGTGGTAGAGAATATTTACTAAATAAAAACGATTTATCTAAAGAAAATATTATATTACAATCTCAAAGGTTTTAAATGATTATATCAAAAACACCATACCGCCTCTCTTTGTTTGGCGGTGGTACTGACTATCCGGAATGGTACTCTTCAAATAAATCTCACATTATTACAGCTGCAATAGATAATCATTGTTATCTAAGTGTGAAGTATTTACCTAACTATTTTAGTTATAAACATAGAATTGCATATTCAAGAATAGAAATGGTAAATGATATAGATGATATTGACCACCCATCTGTGAGAAATATTTTAAAGTATATGAATATAGAAGAGGGTTTATCAATCACCCATGATGGTGAGATACCAGCAAACTCTGGTGTCGGTTCTAGTTCATCTTTTACAGTAGGTTTAATTAACGCCTTGTTTCGATTAAAAGGCATACAACTATCAAAAAAAGATTTAGCTCAAAAGGCAATTTATGTTGAACAGTTTTTAAATGGCGAATCTGTTGGCATACAAGACCAGATAGCAGCTGCATATGGTGGTTTAAATAAAATCACGGCTGGATTTGGTAGAGATTGGGAAGTAGAACCTGTTAATGTATCTGATGAATTTATAAAACAATTAGAAAATCATATACTCTTAGGTTTTACTGGTAAAAGTAGATTTTCAGGTATACAAGCCAGAAAACAAATAGAAAATTTTGAAAAAAATAAAATTATTCTTGAAGATATTATAGGTATTACTAAAATAGCAATAGACAGAATAGAAAGAGAAGATTCTATTGAAAAAATTGCAGATATGATTAAGGCTACATGGTCATTCAAAAAAAATCTTACTGATGATTTAACAAATGAAAAATTAGATAATATCATACATTATTCAGAACTAAATGGTTCATTAGGTGGCAAACTAATGGGTGCAGGTGGCGGTGGTTTCTTTATGTTTGTTGTGCCACCAGAAAAACAAGAGAACTTTAAAAAAGAAATGAAAAATATTAAAGTGTGGGTACCTTTTAAATTAAATACAAAAGGAAGTGAAATTATATGATGCACCCTTTAATGAAAAATAATGTGAGTCGTGAAGATTTAGATTTAGTCATAGAACATTTAAAACGAGATGACCCTAAACTTACAAACGGCCCTT